CACCGGTGGAGGAGATGTCGGCGGCGACCAAGGGGGTGACACTGATCTGCTCGCCGAACCCTCTGCGAATAGAGACGATACACCTTCGTATGTTGATGTTCCATCTAAACGTGGTCCATACAAAAGACATCAATCTTCCTATGATAAAGGCGGCATGAAAAAATCTATGCTTGGATCAACAGGGATTGAAACAGCAAGATCTACAGGTCGTAATATTTATAAGGGCTATATAGGAAACGAATATTCACTATCTCAAGCAGCCGGTGGTTATTTAGAAGAAGAGCAAAAACTAGAAACTGTATCTCGCGAAGTTGAGATACTTATTGAATCATTAAATAAAAAGGAACCAATCGATGAAACATAATAAGAAAAGAAATACCGCTTTTCTTTACGAGTGCCTAATCAAAGAAATGACAAAGGCTGTTGTAAGAGGAGAGCTTCAAAAGAAACAACAAATTGTTGAGACACTTAAAAGATACTTCTCAAAAGGAAAACCTCTATATAACGATCTTCAATTGTATAAACAACTAATGGAACCCCAAAGATTAGAAGAATCTATTGGGCTTCGTTATATGAAAGAAGTGAAAGGGGACTGGGAAAACCTTGACAGAAAAGAAATATTTAATGAGCAAACCAATCTAATCAAAGAGTTTAATCAGAATCTTCCAGAGGCATTTGGTAACTTTATTCCTAACTATAAATCAATTGCAACAGTTGGCCAGTATTTTAATTCTAGTGGCCTTAAAGCAAAGACCCGTCTATTGATAGAAGAAAGAATCAAAACGCTTGTTATTTCGCATCCTCAAGCGATTAAAGAGGATAATTTAAAGACAGTTGATGCACTTACATATAAAACATTTGTTTCTAAATTTAATGACACATACAAAGAAACTCTTTTAAAAGAACAAAGAGAGTTATTGACCAACTTTATAACGTCATTTTCTGATAATGGGCTAGGTCTTAAAATGTTTATGAATGAAGAGATTGGAAGATTAAAAGAGCAATGTGATCATCTTAGTAAAGGAGAGTGGTCAGACAAAATCAAACTAGTTAGAGAAAAACTTGAAAACTATAAAAACAAACCTTTAACAGAAGAAGTTGTCAAAGATGTGTTTCATATTCAACAACTATTATCGGAGATCAAATAAATGTATAAACCGCCACAAGATATTATAACAGAAATTCTTAATGAAGATATTGGTATTGACATCAACAGACCAACAGGCGTTAATATTAAGACTGAGCCTGAAGAGAGGGACGTTGATATTAAAATACAAGGGGATAAAGATATTCGCTTTGTTGATCCTGCAATTGGGATTAAAATTGTTAATCCAAACGAGAGAACAACAACTTTTGAAATGAATGTTCGCAAAGCTCTTAATGGAGACTTATTAATTTTTGATCATGCTGATATTGATATTGTACTAATGGTTGAAAAAAAGAAGTTGGTTGCTTTTCCAAAAGATTTAATGTCTGAAGTCGTTTACGGAGCAGAGTCTCGACTAATGGAATGGATGAGGAAGAGTGGTATCATCCAGTATGACTCAATACAAGGTGGAAATGTTTATGGATCTCTTGAGGGCAAAATTCATGAATCAAAAGAAAGAGATCCAATCAAATCTACAATTTATCAATTATCGGAATGGATAAAATCAGAAGCCCCATCGTCAAAGATGAAAAAAGGTCATGATGAAATGATGCAAGATGCTCAACTGCAACCTGATGAAAGCATGTCAACAGAGCTTGGTGAAGTTCCACATGAAGAAGAAAAAGGTTCAATAAAACAAAACAGTCTTTTCGCACCATATTTGTATGGACGATATACTTACTAGGAGAAAAATGTTAAACTTTGTACTTGCCGCTTACGGCTTGACTTTTATTCTTGTCTACGGCAAAATATTTGAAGACATTCGACCGAAAAAAGATTACACAAAGAAATGGAATACACTTTTTCATTGCCCTTTGTGTGTTGGCTTTTGGGTTGGCTGTTTTTTATTTTGCATTAACAAGTGGACAGAACTATTTACATTTGATTATACAATCGCTAATTTCTTTATTTGCGGTTGGATCTCTGCTGGGACATCTTATCTGATTTCTATGTTAGTTGGTGACTTTGGCTTTCGCGTTTCAAAAATTGGAGATAAAGATGAATAAAAAATGGATGCTACAACCAGTTCGTCGTTGCTGTTCAGGCAGCTGACTCAGGCGGGTTGCGCCCGCTTCAAAGGAGAAAGAGATGAGTAAACAATTATTAACAGAATTTTTTGAACTATGTCCCGATGGACGTTGTCTTGATCGCTTAAGCGAAGCTCAAAAGCGTGAGGTAATCCAAGAGGGAGCCGTTTATCTTGTTGGTCGTATTCAGACTGCTGATAAGAAGAATGGTAATGGACGTGTTTATCCAATGAAGGTTCTCAAAAAAGAAGTAGACAATTATAAAAAGATTGTTGCTGATGGAAGAGCCACAGGTGAACTAGATCACCCTGACGATTCTGTTATAAACCTTAAGAACGTATCTCATATGATCACAGATTGCTGGTGGGAAGGTAAGGATGTTATGGGTAAAATCAAAGTTCTTGATACACCTTCAGGTCGTATTCTTAAAGATTTAATAAATGCTGGTGTAAAACTTGGTATTTCTTCTCGTGGACTTGGATCTGTTAAAGAATCAATGCATGGAGATACTGTGGTAGAAGAAGACTTTCAACTTATTTGTTTTGATATTGTTGCAGAACCTTCTACACCAAATGCTTATGTTTATCCCAAAAGCAATCAATCAGGAGTAAACAGAGGAGCTATGAAGTTTAAAATTGCTGAAGGCAAAGAAAACAACATTGATCAACTATTTAATAAAATATTAAAGGAATAAAAAAATGTATTCAAGTTATAAAAAAGATAAAAAATTATTTGAAAATTGGAGAAGGTATATAAAAGAAGAGCAAGAGAAAGATAACCTTACAGATTTCTTAAATCTTCCACTAGCTAGTTTTGTTCAAAAAATGAATAGTATGCAAAAAGAAACACTAAGTAGTATCTTTTCTGGCTTAAAAGATGGAGCAGCTGAAGATGATTCAGTTACTATAACAGAAACCACTGTTAAAGCCAGTGTTCTTAGACCTACACAAAGTGAAGTTGTTTTTGGAAAATCAATACCATTTGCTTTACAAAGACCAGAAATGTTTATGCAATACTATTCTAGTAATGGACCTTTTAAAGTAGGACCACCAAATAACAACGCTATTGTTACATTTAAAGGCAAGTTTATTTTAGACGGACACCATCGTTGGTCTTCTTTGTATTGCGTAAATCCAGATGCTTCTTTGGCCACGTTCGATATATCTGCTCCTGTATCTCCTTTAACAGCTTTAAAACTAATGCAAGCTTCAATAAAACATTATATTGGAGCAAAAAAAATACCTTCTAATAAAGGTGGTGGTATTAATCTATTCACTATTAATCAAGACACTCTTTTTGCAGAGGTAGAGAATTATATGACCCCCGAACTAGCTCAAAAGTATATGGAGTTAGGGTTAATGGATGCTTTAAAAGAAGATATAGAAACTGGTAGAGAACAAAGAAGAATTAGAAACCCTGATCGTGAACAAACAGGAATGATTACATCTGTTACACAAACTTTGCAGGGTATATATCTTGAAAATGTAAACAGAATGCAGTCTAAAAACAAACCAGTAAAAGGAGCAACACCAAGGCCACCAATGCCTCAAACAGACAAACCTGCTGGTTCTAGAGTAAAAGCTGGTGGTGGAACACCCGCAGCATTGGAACCTCTAGAGCAAGGAGTGATTGACTTTAGATCACCTTTTAACAAAGATCAATAAGCGGAGTAATAATGAACAAAACAGAATTAAAAAAAATTTTAAAACCATTAATAAAAGAGTGTATCAAAGAAGTAATATTCGAAGATGGCACTCTTTCATCAATTATAAGCGAAGTTGTTCGAGGAGTTGGAGAACCTATTGTCGAAACTAAACAAAGGTTCCCAAAAAAACAACAACCTCAATATGAAACTGATGAACAAGCAAAAGCAAGATTAGCCAAGAAAAGAAAAAAAATGATGGACGCTATTGGCAAAGATGCATATAATGGTATCAATCTTTTTGAAGGAACAACTCCTGCTCCTGCTTCACAAGAATCAGGTCGAGGTGCTTTATCTGATGTTGATCCAAGAGACCCTGGAGTTGACATCTCGTCGTTTATGGGCAAATCTTCATTAATATGGCAAAAAATGGCAGGTAAAGATGGCAAATAATTACACGTACAGGGTAAGAAAAAAAGATAACATTGATAGAGTTATTAAACGTTTTATTAAAAAATGTAAAAAACTAGGGATTATTGACGAAATAAAAGATCGTCAACATTATACAAAGCCCTCGGAGAAAAGACGAAGAGCTAAAGAAAGAGCTATTCGCAGAAGAATAAAAGAAGAGAAAAAACGAAGAAAATAGACTATTTACAATAGTTTTTAAGGAGTTAACGATGGCAATACATAATCATAACAGTTGGGGACGTACTAGAAGTCCCAAAAATTTAGCAGGCCCACCGGGTACAGAAATTACAGTTTTGGCAGATACATCCACTTTAGTAGGAATAACTGCGACTTCGGCAGGATACAATACAGAAAATCAAAGATTTCTTCATGTTTTAGTAGAAGATGCGACAACTTCAGATGATCCATCTGCTGTTACTGTTTTTGGATATTGCCATGCATTTCAACGTTGGTTTGAGATACCAGAGGTAAACTTGGCTTCTACTAACACAGCAGCTTCAGCAGCTTCAATAGATATAGCAAATGTTGCAGCAAGGGCACCAAATGCTCAAGTTCCAAGTGATAGGGAATACAGGCTTTACCACATTGTTGGTGTAGATAAAGTTGCTTTTGTTAATGGCACACCAGCTGAAGTTAATGTTTTTGCTGCGTGTAGTACATTTTAAGAGGTTTAAATGGGTGAATTTGGTTGGGCATATATTAGTGGAAGTGCAACAGGTGGAGCTGCGGCAGGTGTTACAAACTCTATACAAGTAAAGTATGGTGCTGCTAACACTACAGGTTCTCACGATTTTACTTTTAACAGGTCCACAAGAAAAGTTGAGTTAACAGGAAGCTTTAATGTGGAGGGTCACATTTCTGCTTCTTCTATTTCTTTATATAATACACCAGCAGGAACAGCTGCTACAAATAGATTTCTAGCTTTAGATGCAGGTAACAACGTTGTCACAACATCATCAGCAGGTGGTGGCGGTGGTGGCTCTGTATCTATTTCAAATAACGCTAACAATAGAGTTATAACTGCTGTGGGTGACGGTACATTAAATGGAGAACAAAATTTAACATTTGATGGATCGCAACTAATAGTATCTGGAACTTTGATTGTTTCAGGATCTATTTTTGCTAGAGATTATTCAATAGATATAACTAATAAAAATGTAACAAATATTTCAGTGACAGGTTCTACTATTTTTGGTGACTCTTCTGGTGATCTTCATCAATTTACTGGTTCTCTGTCTGTAACTCAGAATGTATCTGCTTCTGCTTATTTTGGAGATGGATCTAACCTAACAGGCATAACAACGAACCCAACTTTAAACGAAGTTGTAGGCAACGGAAACACAACAACAGGGTCTATAAACGTTGGCCCAATTACTGGTTCCACGATGAAGATGACTGGTTTAACAAGCGGCACTGGTGTGTCTTCAAAATATTTGGCACTTGACTCTGGTAACAATGTAATACTTACATCATCTGCTGGAAGTGGAGGAGGTGGAGGAAGCTCCACAATAGGTAATGCAGAAGATGGTTCTTATGCTGATGGTTTGTTTACAGATTTTGCATCATCAACACCAATTGGTACTGCTATTGATAAGTTTAACGAAGTCTTAAAAATTCTTGCACCTAGTCCCGCACCAAACTTAAGTCTTATAAACGCTGATTCTAGAAATGGAGTATCAGCTAAGCTTTCTTTTGATGGTAGCAATGCTGTCACTGGACACTCTGCTTCAGCAACAGCTGCTGGTTTTTCAGCAGTTACAAGAAATAACGTATATCAAGTCAGTTCTAGTAGTAATAATTTAAGATTAGGAGTATATGCTTCGCATGATATAACCGGTGCTTTAAACTTTAACACAGTTCCAAGTGTTACAAACAACTATATGGCGTATTCCTCTGGTGCTTTTGGTAATGCAGAAACTGGTTCGCTACAACTAGAATTGAATGGAGCTGTTGTTCACACATTAAATTTAAGTTCTTTTGCTGGTGCTGGTAATCCTGCAACAGGATCTGCTTCATCTTTGACAAACGGTTGTGGTTTTGTTAGTGTGTCAGTTTCTGCTTCATCATACGATGGTAACAATGCCGAGTGGTATATCTTCAAACACAGAACGGCAAAATATAAAGTAGCTTCAACATTCCAAAGAAAAGGTTGGAATTATGCGAGAGTTTTACATGTTATAGGCGCAACAACATATTCTACAAATTATGTTGAGTGGCTAACTGATCCTGAAGGATCTGCTGCTGCTTTAACTGCCACTAATCCAAGAATAGAAGATATTGTTTTACGTGGATCAAAGTACCTATCCGGTGTTCAGTATAATACTGGTTCAAATGCTAACTACAAAGTCGATATAAATAACATGTATAGAAATGTTTATCCATCTAATTCTAATACAATAACATTCACAGTAACCAATAGTTCTACCCCAGGAGCACAATCTGTACCTGCAATAGGTGGTGGAGAAGACAATACAAAAGTTATAAGTGTAACAGGTGCTTTAGCTGTAAATGTTACAAGCTTACTAAGTGCATCATTAACTGCGAATGTTAGCGCAACACACCCTTTAAAAGCAAACTTATCTAATGCAGGATCAACTACTACTACAAACGGATTCTTAATTGATAATAGAACATTAGCCAGTTCAAACTTAGTAGAAAACTTTCACGATGAATCTTACAGGATAACATCTGCTTCATATGATACACAAAATTCTGTTAGAGTTGATGCAGCTGCTTGGAATTCTCAAACACATATGACTGGGTCAAATGTAGATGGACATCAAGACGGTCTGTTATTTTATAATCAAAGACTTTATAGTCCTGTTGACAACGATATACCTAATAATGGTAATTTTGGTGCGTTAATAAACGTTCAATCTGGTCAGCCAAACTATAGTACAGTAGTTGGTAATAGAACTTTCTATAGAGTTTTAACAAATTCTAGTGGTGTGAATACTAGTAATTTCAAAATAGTAACAACTAAAAATTCAACAACATTTAATAATTCCTCTTTGGCTGCTTCAAACGCACACTTCTTTTTTAAAGTTCCAGGTACTACAGGCTGGATGGATATAAGTCAAAACTTTGTTTATGGTCAAATAGGTAACAATAACGGAGCATTAGTAGCAGGTGCATCTAATGATGTTGATAACGGAAATAACATTCATCACTTAACCATAGGAACAGCTTCATTAAATAATGGAAGTCTTGCAGTTATAAAAATTGTAGCTGATGAATCTTGGGGCGGTTACATATCAAAATTAGAATTTTTCTTAAGCGCATCAACAAACACACCGGTAAGCTCACAAGCTTTAGACAATATAGACAGTGATACTACAGGTAAAGGAGCTAGACTATCCTTTGGTTCATCTAATGTAATTAATGTTTATAGCTCAGCCACAGGATCAGGTCTAGGATCAATGTCCACTTTTAACACCAATGGTATTTACACAGCAACAGGAAACAGGAAAGGAATTTTTACTTCTTCACCTACTATTACTGGTACATTGAATGAGGATATAAATGCTAGTGGTAGTAACTACACAGCTAACTCATTTAAAAATGCTTTTCAAGGTGCTTTGATTCTAGAAGTTAACGGATCTGAGGTTCATGAAACTTCTTTGATTAATCTTGAAGGTATTACAAATAGTTTAAACGGTAACTCCTCTGGGTTTACTGTATCTCCTGTTTTCTACGGAGAGTCAAATAATATACCTTTCTACGATAAAACCTATAGAACAGGATCTTACCAAGTAGGAGCAAATGATCAAAATATAGGCTGGAACTATGCTAGAGTAATACATAATTTAGATAAAGCACCTATGCAGACCATTGTTGTCACAGTAGTCGGAGGTATTTTTTATTTTGATGGTGTAAGGGATACGACATTAAATTTAAAAGTCGGTAACACTTATAGATTTGATACGTCTCACTCTTCAAATGGATCACACCCATTGGCATTTAGCACTACTTCTGGTGGATCACACAGTGGAGGTTCTGCTTATACAACAGGGGTAACTAGCGGTACTGGTTATATACAAATAATACCAGAAGCAGTAGTCACACTGTATCCATATTGTACTTCTCATCCTGGTATGGGTGGATCAACACAATTAAGCATAACAGCGGCAACTAAAACTCAAACTAACTATGTTGAATGGATAGTAGATCCATCAGGTTCTGTTGAGGACACAGCTGTATCTGGTGAAGTTTTAAGTAACTTTGGACATAGCACTAAGTACTACCAATCTGGTATTGGATATTTTGCATCTCGACCAACAGGGAGCTATAGTTATTTAGCTTCAAACTTTTATAGAAATGTTTATGCAACTGGTAGTTCAGCAATTAACTTTCCAACTACAACAAGATGTAGTATAACCAATGTAAGAATGAGTGGATCAGGTGTCACAACAACAAACTCTGCATCTGCTACTTCTGGAATGGCTATTTTAAACAATTCAACAAATTGTCATCTTACAACTTTACAAGTTACGGGAACTGTGTTGTTTGATGCTAGTCCTTCTATTTCAATAAGTGGAGGGTTAAGTCAATTTACCTCTTATGGTGTTACTGTAAACTCTACAATAAGACATCCATTTAAAAATGATAAAACAACTACCTCTTTATCTAAAAACTATTTTATGATTTATTCTGGTTCTGTTGGTAGTACAAATGAAAACACTTTAGAATACTTTGGTATGGAATCATATAGAATAGTATCAGGAAATTATGGTACACAAACTTTAGCAACAGGCTCAGTTAGCAAATGGAACTCTTTAACTGCTATGAATAATGGTGGCACACATGATGATGGTATGGTAACTTCTAATGGTCACTTAATATCACCATTTCAAATTGGTAACAAAGGTGATACTAGAAGTGTTAAAGATGGCGGATCATTACAAGCACCAGACAGTAATCCAAATTATTCAACACTTACTAATAGTACAAGGACTTATTATAGATATTTCAGAAACAACACTGGTAACGACAGATCTAGTATAACAATAACTCTTCATGGATCAGGTTCTATGGTTGAAAAATCAACTTCTCTTGGAAACAATGGTAATTTTCATTTAGAAGTTAAAGTGCCTGAAAGTACTGCTTGGTTAGATGCGGGTAAATCTTATATTAGTAACAACAAAGATGTTGATGGCTCTGGTGCGTTAGTTGGTGGATCTTCACCAACTCCAATTTCTACTGGTGGTACTTCTTTCAGTGTTACTTTTAATGGTGGAAGTCAGTTAGGAACAGGTGGTGGTTCTAAAGCTGTTGTGTTGAAACTATCTGCTCATAAAGATTGGATAGGATATTTAGAAAGAATAACGGTAGCGTATAGTTAGGAGTAAAAATGGCAGTACCAGGAACAGGATCAACAAACCAATCTTTAACCATATCAGCATTCAAGAAACTTGCTGGTAAGGCCCATACATCTAACTTAAAAGAGTTTTATGAAGAAACAATACCTTCCAACGTTCAAATAAAAACTGATATTATTTTTGGTGAAGCAATTCCCCAAACAGTTACAACAAATACTCTGTACACTAGGTTTAGTGCTTCTGCTTCTGATCCTGAAACAGTTGAGTATGTTGAGTTTACTGTTGATTCTATCTCAGGCACGACTTATGATGCAAATGACGGCACATTTGGTGATGTTGGTTTTGGAGGTGGAGACGAAGCTCAAAGTGGAGGTCCTCACGGATATAAATTATCTTTACGTTCGTTCTATCAAGCCTCATCTAGTTTTTCTGGAAAAGGTAGTTCTCCGTTTGTAAACTCACAAACTGTTAATGAAACAAATGGTGCTTTGCAATTAGTACACCCTTCTTTTGGTCCACAAGCTGGTAACAATTATGGCCTTTCTCTTTATACTGATCATCCTGATAATGGTGGATCATTGATAGTTCCAACAAATGCAATTGATTGGTATATAGATTATTTTAATGGAATAGTTTTTATACAAGATTACAGAGCTGATTTTGTTCCTACATATGCCAGAGGCTTTATTTACATTGGTAAGTTTGCTAATACTCTTATAACAGAGGCTTCTTCATCTGGAGGCGGAGGCGGAGGTGGTGACGTTTCTTATGGAAGGACAAACGTTGTTACTCATATAACCTCATCAACATCAGCAAAAATTTTAGGTGTAAATGCTACGGCTTCACTAGAAATAAGATTACCTGCTGCTTCAGGGTTTAGTGCAGGTCAGTACTTTACTGTTAAAGATGAAGGTGGAAATGCAAATTCTAACAACATTGTTGTAAAAACTACCGGTGCTGACACTATAGATGGATCCTCATCAATAACATTAGAATCACCTTACGCAGCTGTAAATATCTATTCAAACGGTTCAAATAAATTCTTTATTTATTAGGTCGATTGAGAAAGTAGATTCTATTTAACGTCTAGAGAGCTTTGTATGCTCTATTCTTATAACATATTATTCATGGAGGATTAAAATATGGCTTATAAATTTCAAAAGGGTTCTGCTGTTTTAAGCGGTTCTCTCACACAAGAAGGACAAATTCTTGCTAAAGAAAGTAAGATTTCTGGTTCGACAATTGGGCTTGGAGATGCTTCTGGTCTTGCTGAAACCGGTGGTGGTATCGAAGCAACTGGTGGAAAGCTTGAGTTATCTATTGCTGGTATGACAACAGCAACCCCTCAAGTTGCTACTGATGCTTTCTTCTTTGCTGCACATGGTGGTGCTGCTGGAAATATCAGATCAGGTTCTTTTGCTGATTTGGCTACTGCTTTCGCTGGTAATGGTATTGCTGCTTCGTCTGGTGTCTTATCTGTTGATACCAATGGAAGTTCTATTAATAATGGTGTTAATGGTATTTCTGTAAACGTTGTTGGCCTTGCTGGTACCGGTCTTTCAGAAAACTCTGGTCAACTAGATGTTTCATCTGCTCAAACAGGTATCAGTTCTATTAAGCACAATTCATTAGTTATTGGTCGAGTTGATGGAAATGATGATATTAACTTTACTGATGGTTCGATTACTATCGATACTAACAATGTATCTAGAATTACTGTCGTTGACGCTTCGACCACAGTTTCAAACAATCTTATTGTTTCAGGTGATTTAACAGTAAACGGTACTCAAACTTTTGTTAATACTGCTACTCTTGTTGTAACTTCTTCGATCCAATTTGAAGGTACTACTCCAGATGCTAATGAAATTATTCTTACTGCTGCTGATGCTCAAGGATCAGATAAAACAATTACACTTCCTGACTTGACTGGACATGTTCCACTTCTTGCTGGTGCTATTTCAACTGCTAACGTAACTGCTGCTGAATTTGGTCTTCTAGATGGAGCAACAAATCGTGTACCTGTTACAATTTTAGATACAGATGGTTTTTTTATGAACGATGGTGGAACAATGAAACACGTTAGTGGTTCTTCTGTTGTTTCTTACATTTTGCCTAAAATTACAGGTGGTGACGTTCATGTTGCTGCTAATGGTGCTGCTACTATTCAAGCAAATGCTGTTGAAGGCTCAATGCTTAACAACAACGTTATCTCTGGTCTAGATGATATCAATGCAGCTATTGTTGGAACTGATGAGTTATTGATTTCTGATAATGGTACCATTAGAAGAACTGACATGTCTCGTATTAAAACGTATATTGGTGCCGGAACAGTGTCTATTAATGCCATTGGGGATGCTAATGGTTCATTAGCCGTTGGTGTTAATGCTGCTTCAGATAATGCTTCTGCAACAAGAACATGGACATTACCTGCTTCTGCTGGTTTGTCAACTGGTGATGCAATTATTATTAAAGCTTATGCAAATGCTGGTACTTACCCTGTAACAATTGCATGTGCTGGTTCTCAAACTATTGATGATCCTTCTACAACTCAAATTGTTTTAGAATCTAACAATGCTGCTGTTACGCTGTATTATGTTGATACTGATTTTTTCATTATTGTTTAATTTAACAAAAAGATTATTATCTTTGTTCTCAAAAGAAGGTCGGGTTTTTACTCGACCTTTTTCTATTTATTGAAAAGGAGAAAAGCATGTCGTATAAATTTTCAAGAGGAGCTCAAGTCATTGGAGATCTTAAAGCAGCAGATGACACTGAAAGAGACACAAAAATAGATTTTGGAGAGGACTACATTGGTCTTGAAACCAGTGGCTCAGTAAGGATGGTCATATCTGGTTCAGATGGTAAAGTTGGTATTGGTGTTACATCCCCTTCTTATAAGCTTGATGTTCAAGGTGACATTAGAATCAGAGGAAACGACATTCGAGATAACTCAGGAAATAAAGCTATCTCTTTTGATGGCTCAGGTCACGTAGAAATGATGCAAGTCGCTGGATCTGAAACAGCTAGTAGTGCTTTACAGAATGGAAGTATTTCATTTTATCTAGATGAAGGTAATAATCAATTAAAAGTTAAAGTAAAATACTCGGATGGTTTAATTAAAACAGGTACTATTGCTCTGTCTTGACATTGAATAGTTCTTTTCTTAATCATCAAACTATTTATTGTGATAAACGTTTATTTAAATAGGAGAGTATAGATGTCATCTATGTTAGAACAAGCCATTGTTGATGCTAAGGCTTTAAAAGAAGCAGCACTAAAAAATGCTGAACAAGCTGTTATAGATAAGTATTCCTCTGAGATCAAAGCTGCTGTTGAAGAATTGCTTGAGGGAAACGAACCACAGCAAACTATTAACGAAGAAATGGATGTTCCTTTTGCTTCTGATCCTTCACTGACAGATGACAAACCTGTTGAAATGGAAATGGAATTTGAATTTAATCCTGAAGATTTTCGTCTTGATCTAGAGTCTATCAAAGCACAAGCAGAGGCTGATCCTGAAAGTGGTGGAGAAAAGCCACAAGATACTGAATCTCTTGCAGCTGATATAGGTGCAGATGCACCAGCTGAAGAAGCTCCAGCCGCAGACGCAGGTGGTCTTGAAGATCTTTTACAAGAAGGTGATGAAGAAGATGATGATCTTTTAAACGAACTTCTTAGTCTTTTAGAACAAGAAGATGAAGAAGAACTACTAGATGAATCTCTCATTGTTGATGTAGAAGAAGTTAAGCATGGTCATTTTGTCACAGATAATGCTACTAGACAATACGATGCTGAAAAAGAATTAGCCCATCAACAATCAACTCATTTTAAAGAAAAAGCTGATGAGTTAGAAAAAGAAGTCGGAGAATTAAAAAACTCTGTTCTTATGTATCAAGACAAGCAAGAAAAGTTAAGATCTGTGCTTGATGACATGAAAGGTAAGTTAGAAGAAATGGTTACACAAAATGCTAGACTTTTGTATAGCAATAAAGTTTTACGCGATTCCTCCTTGAATGAGCGACAAAAAGATAAAATTGTCGAAGCAATCGCTAAGGCAGAGACTTTGAAAGAAGCAAAAACTCTTTATCAAACTCTTAAAGAAACTACAGTGGGAACACCTAAAGAGCGTGGTCCAAAATCACTTAGTGAGTCAGTACAGAGAAAACAAATTCTTTCCGCACATCTGCCACGACGCAAGCAAGAAAACATATCTGAGTCGCATGATTTTGCTTCTCGTATGAGAAAACTTGCTGGCATAGACTAATAATAAAGGAGAAATTGATATGTCTATTATACAAACTCTTTCAGAGGGCATTGTCAATCGTGACTTGAAAAAAGAAGGTGCAGCTCTTCTCAATAAATGGGAAGCTACTGGTCTTCTTGAAGGTTTAGATACCGAACAATCTCGTCACAACATGGCTCGTCTTTTGGAAAACCAAGCCAAAGAACTTTTACGCGAGAGTTCTTCTATGAGTGCTGGTGATGTCGAAGGTTTTGCTTCTGTAGCGTTTCCTATCGTTCGTCGCGTATTTGCAGGTTTGATTGCTAACGAATTGGTTTCGGTTCAACCGATGTCTCTTCCAAGTGGTCTTATCTTCTTCCTTGATTTTGTTTATTCACCAAACATTGGTGATGCTGGGTCTCAAGCTAATCGTTTGGGTAATGCACCAGAAAAATCAATCTATGGAACAAATCAAGTTGCATCGCAAATTACAGGTGGTGTTGATCTTGTAGGTTCACAAAAAGAAAATATTGGTGGACTTCGTCAACAAGTTGGTTATTCTTATGCTCATCCAACAGGATCTTCTTCTGTTATTGCTAACAGTGATACAGCAGAAGGTGCTTTTCGTTCTATATTTAAGCTTGATGGTACTGTTTCTGAAACAAGAGCTAAATATATTCAATATGACCCTGATCTTCTAGCTTCTGTTAATGATGGTTTAGGTGTTGTTATCTTGGATGTTGCTGATGATCTTTTTGATAGTATTGATTACAACTTATTATCTTCTATTTCTTTTTCAGGATCTGCTTGTCCTACAAATCTTTTGGAAGCTCTTGGTAACAATGGTAATATTACACAACCTGGTGCAGAATCTGAAGTTAAGCTTATTCGTCGTTTAACAACACGCGTTAAAGCTGCTGATGCTGCAACTTCAGTAGATGCTGTTCGATTTGTATTTACAATCGCTGATAGTTCAGATATTTCAGCTGAATCTGATGCTGCAACTGCTATCGCTTCGGCTGATATCGCAGCTGGTGCTTTCCAGTATCCTAAAAAAGATGCAATCACATCTTCATCAGGAAAACTTGGTGCAATTGACAGTTTTACATTCCCATTTGAAGGAAGTGAAGCGATGCCAGAAATCGATATCAAGGTAGATTCAATCGCAATTACAGCAACAACCAAAAAGTTAAAAGCTAAGTGGACTCCAGAATTGGGTCAAGATCTTAATGCTTATCACAACTTGGATGCTGAAGTTGAATTGACATCTATTCTTTCAGAACAAATTGCTTTGGAAATCGATCGTGAATTACTTGGCGAACTTGTTAATGGCGCAACTGCTGCAACATACTACTGGTCTCGTTCACCTGGTCTTTTTGTAAATAAAGTGACTGGTCAAGAACTTGGTGCTTCTTCTGCTGCTCCTGACTTTACAGGAACTGTTTCAGAATGGTATGAAACTCTTATTGAAACCATCAATGACGTTTCTGCACAGATCCACTTGAAGACACTTCGTGGTGGTGCTAACTACATTGTTTGTGGTCCTGAAGTTGCTAACATTCTTGAGTTCACCTCTGGATTCCGTGCTAACGTTACAGCTGATGCTGACAAAGGTCAAATCGGAGCCGTTAAGGTTGGTGCACTTTCTCGTAAGTTTGATGTAATCGTTGATCCTTACTTCCCAAGAAATGCTATTCTTGTTGGACGTAAAGGTGGTTCTTTCTTAGAATCAGGATACGTTTATGCTCCTTACGTTCCACTACAAACAACACCTACAATCTTCGGTGTCGAAGACTTTGTGCCACGTAAAGGCGTAATGACTCGATACGGTAAGAAGATGGTTCGTCCTGATATGTACGGTCTTGTAATTTGTCGTGGTCTTTTAGGTGAAGAAGGTTCTTCCTAATTTTTGATTAGTTGAATTTATTCATCATGAGAGCCCCTTGGATTTTCCTTGGGGCTTTTCTTTTTTTAAAAACTATTTACTACGACTTGAATTCTGGTCTCCTTTGGGCGAGGCCCCTGCTCACTGTCTCTACCGGAATGGGGCTGGTAGAAACTGACCAGAAAACAGGTCCATAATTTAAAAAGGAGAAATATTATGGGAAATAGAAGATTAGGAGCAAGACGTTTAGATTCTTTGCTTAGAAGAGGAACAACTGGTAAAGATACTTCTTACCAAGCTGGACCGGGAATTTCAGGAGCAATTGTAAGCCATAGAATGTTTAATGAAGGTGTCTTCATTGTAACAGAGATAGTAGTAGACTTAGGTGCATCAGGAGTAAATATTGTTTCTAGTGATGGTGCTGATGAAGCATTTGGAGTTGCTGCTAGTGGTGGTTGTCAATTAATGCAGTGGGAAAATGATATTCACGGTCAATTTTTATTTTCAGAAGCTTTTGTTGTAGAAACTTTTACAACAGTTACAGCAGTTAGTTTGTCTAGTGGTACAGCTGTAAATGCTGTTTCTGATACAATTACAGGTAGAGCTGATGTTCAAGCTGGTATTGCTACAAATGCACTTGGAAGCGCTTCAGCTCACGGAGGCTCAACTGCATTAGCTGATGGGGAATACTTGTATCTCACAGCAGATAACGGTACAGAAACTACAATGAATGCTGGTCAAATAATAATTCGTTTGGTCGGTGCTAAACCTACTGACATATCAAAAGATTAATTTAACCAAAGGAGTATAAAATGATCAGATCATCTAGAATAAGCGAAGAGCAAAAAGCTAAAAAGGTCGAAGAAGCTAAACGTAAAGCAGAGGCGGAAGCCGAAGCAAAGCGTAAAGCTGATGAGGCTAAGAAAAAAGCTGCTGCAAAGAAAAAAGCGGAGGCTGCAAAGAAAAAAGCTGCTTCTACAGAGGAGTAGACTAATTACTCTGTATACTTAACGCATATGTGTTAGTCCTCCGCTCTTGCCCCTTGCTCTCCAATTGCTTGGGGCTTTTCTTTTTAAAAAACTAATTACTTGGAATGGAGGCTCCATGTATGTCATTACCAACTTTAACACCAACATCAACTCAATCAGCGATCGCTTTACCTGTAACAGGAAACTTTTCTAACGTTGCTGCTGCATGCCCAATGGGTATCTATACAGGATCTGCTGAGTTTATAACAGGAGCAGTAAAACAAGTCAAGTTTACATTTAAAAGACTTGGTGGAGACGTTCTTGATATTGAACTAACAGAGCAAAATGTTTATGCTAACTACGAAGAAGCAGTTCTTGAATATTCTTATATTGTAAATAAACACCAAGCAAAAAACGTTATTGGATCAGCTCTTGGAAGCCCCACAGGATCTTTTGATCATAAAGGTCAAGTTACAGAAGGACCTCAAGGATACGCACTTAAGTACCCAAAATTTTCTTTTGAAGCCGCTTTTAGAATTGGAGATGCTTTTGCCACAGAAGCTGGTATTGGTGGAACAACGCCTATATATAGCGCTTCTGTGACCGTAAACCCAGGACAGCAGGATTATGATCTACAAGCAATTGTAAGCTCTTCAGCAGCTGCTGGTAACGTTGAGTATGCAAATCTAGTTGGAGATAACAGAATAAAAATAAGAAAAATGTATTATATCTCTCCTCAACAAATGTGGAGATTTTATGGATACTATGGTGGTCTTAATGTTGTTGGAGATTACAATAACTATGGACAGTATGCCGATGATTCAACTTTTCAAGTTATTCCGGCTTATCACAATAAATTACAGGCCATAGCTTATGAAGATCATCTTTATACAAGAACTTCTCATTATTCTTATGAAATAATTAACAATAAGCTAAGGTTATATCCAATACCAACATCAGTGTCTCCAGAAGAATTTTGGTTTCGATTTACAATTGAAGATGGAGACATTTGGACCAACACTGGAGCTGGGCAAGACGGTGTCAACAACATGAACACTCTTCCATTTGAAAATTTACCTTATGAAAATATAAATTCTATAGGTAAGCAATGGATAAGAAGGTATTCTTTGGCTCTTTCAAAAGAGACTCTTGGTCAAATAAGAGGCAAGTTTGGAGGACAAATACCAATACCCGGAGATAACATAACCCTTAATGCTTCAGATCTGCTTGGACAAGCTAAAGAAGAACAAACAGCTCTCAAAGAGGAACTAAATAAGATCTTAGATGAGATAACTTACTCTAAACTAATGGAAGCTGATAAAACAATGACTGAGAACGCAAAAGAAATTGTAGCAGATAGTCCGATGGGAATTTTTGTAGGATAAATAAATGTCAGATGATAATAAATGGTCAAAACTAGATGCTCCACCACCACCAATGTTTCTTGGAGAGAAAGAAAAGAATCTTGTAAAGCAAGTTAATGATGAAGTCATTGAAAGGGTTGTTGGGCAACAGGTCTTGTATTTTCCTATAGACATAGATCATACTAACTTTCACCCTTTATACGGAGAAGCCATAGAAAAAACGTTTTTACCTCCTGTTAGAGTGTTTGCAAGGGTTGAGTACCAAGGCGTTGAAACAAATGTCATAGACAATATAGGTTTAGATAAAAAAACTGCTTTAAAAGTCATGTTTCATAAAAGAAGACTAACAGAAGATCAAAACCTTTTTGTTCGAGAAGGCGATTTTGTAAAATATGGTTCAATATTTTATGAAATTGTAAAAACAAATGAACCAAAACACCTTTTTGGTCAAGCTGATACACAATTTGAAGTAACAGCTGACTGTATAAGAGCAAGAGATGGAGTATTTAATGCAAACTGATATAATAAGATATGAAGCCTCTACTTTAGAGACAATAGACACTGGTTTATATGAGTGGGTAAATGAATTTTTAGATATTCATACACAAACTAATAAAGGTATGTTTAAAGTGCCTGTGTTGTGGCTTGGAACAGAGCGTGTTTATCAAATAAAAAATGATCAAAGAATAAGAGATAAAGTAGGAAAGTTAATTTTACCTCTTATGACAATCAACAGAGATTCAGTAGATAAAGATCCTTCTTTTAGAGGTTCGTTTCAAGCAAACATAAAAGAAGCAAATGATTATCGTGGTGGTGCAACTAAAAGATCAAGAAAAATAAACCAAGAAAAGACAAGAAATTTTCAAAATTCAATTGCTAATATTGCAACAAACCAAGAACAAACAACAGGAAAGATAAAAGATAATAATCAAATAGTTTATGATAATTATAATGCGCCAATACCTGTTTATGTTTCTATAATGTACACTGTTACGTTAAGAACTGAGTATCAACAACAAATGAATGATCTTTTACAACCTTTTGTAACCACAACAGGGCAGATTAATTCTTTTATATTTGACAAAGACGGTCATCGTTATGAAGCTTTTATACAATCTGGTTTTGGCATGAACAATAACACAACTAACATAGGTGAAGAAGAAAGAATGTTTGAAACAAAAGTTCAAATAAAAGTTCTTGGTTATTTAATGGGAGAAGGATACACAAGATCAAGATCCGTTAATGCACGGAGAGAAAACCGAGCAAAAATTGTTATTACTGGTGAAAGAACGATGGTTGGGGATAAAATACCTTGGAAAACAAAAGATAATGATTATAAAGACTAGTGCTTTTACCTTTTCGTGTTACTATTTATTGTTGAGTATTTTTTTTAAGGAGATTATAAATGCCTAGAAAGTTTAGTTTTTTATCGCCTGGTGTGCAGTTGAACGAGATTGATGAATCTTTTTTACCAGCTGAGGCGCAAGATCCTGGAGTTATGATTATCGGAACCGCACCAAAAGGACCAGGACTAGAACCAGTTCTTATACCTGATTTGCAAACATTTACCGAAGTTTTTGGAGCACCTGTTATTGAGGGCTCATCTGGTGAAGATGTTTGGAGAAATGGAAGTACGTCTGCAACATCATATGGTATGGTTGCTGCTGAAATTCATTTTAATACTGGTGTTGGAACACCTGTTAAATACGTTAGACTTACAGGAGAAAAAGATTCTTCTGTTTCTAGTGATGATTATTCTGCTGGTTGGAACCTTGGAGAAGCTGGTAATGCTAATACAGCTTTTAGTGACAATATAACAGCTTATGGACTTTGGGTTATTAATGAACAAACGTTCGTTGATACTGGAAATGCAGATGACAGTAGTGCATCTGGATCTTTGGCTGCTATTTTTTATGTTAGTGGAGCTGCTTTACACTTAAGTGGTACAGTATCAGGAATGAGTAATCAACAAGCTGCAAACAGTACTGCCGATAAAGGTGTTGGAGTTGCTAGAAAATGTGGAGCAGGAAACATATATAAAATTTCAATCGTTAGTGATGATGCTACTGTAGCTGATGTACAAAATGTAGATTTTAAAAGTCGTGAATCTGTTCAAGTTTACAACACAAACCCTGAACAATTAAGAGCTTCATCTAATTTTGGAAAAACAAATAAAAAATATTTCTTAGGTGAAACTTTTGAACTTGAAACAAGCAAGTACACAACAAGTACAGATGCTGGTTCACAATCTGCTATTCTGTTCCCACTACAAACTGCTGGTGGACTTAACTGGTCAGATCATAAAAGAGATTGTACGTTTGCTAAATCTGGTTGGTTTATTGACAGAAAACCAAATCAAACAAAATTATTTAAACTAACTTCTTTGCACAAAGGAGAGTCTTTTCAAAATGAATATTATCCCACAATTGAATCATTAAGATTAGGTACAGACAACCTTGATCCTTCAACATTCAAAGTCTGTATTTACAAGTTTTCTGACAATGTAAGTCCTGTTTTTTCTGCTGTTTGTTCTTTATTACCAGAAAGAGAAGATTTTATTGGAAAAATGATCGGAGATCAATTTCAAACTTGGGATTCATCACAAAAGAAATATAACTTAAGAGGAAAGTACCCTGTAACTAATAATTATGTTAGAGTTGAGTTAGCTGATGACGTTGCTAATGGAACTCTTAATGATCCTTTAGCCTTACCAGTTGGTTTTTATGGACCAGCAAAGCCTAAGAAAATTTCAATAACATCAGTCGCAAATGGTACCGGTACTATTTCTTCAAATGCATTTATAGTAAATCCAAACTCAGTTCCTCTTGGTCACAACATTGCTGCTTCTGGTGGTATGGTTGGTACATCAAGATTAACTTTAGAATGGCCAACATTAAGACTTTCAACTACACAAGCTACTTATGGAGCTGGTTCTTTTATGGGTGTTGATCACAGTTCTCAACCTGGTGGTGATGTGTCACCTTGTTATGCTGATATTGTTAGAGCTTTACCTGGAAACAATGCTAATGCAATTGATGAACATGCAGACTCTCTTAATTCTATACTAGCATACAGTTTTATCTTTACCATGGAAGATGTAAAGAAAGCAAACGGATATTTTTATTATGAATCTGGATCTTTCAATGCAGGAACCTCAGTTGCTGCTGGTGGATCTGTTCAAACTCTTTTTGACGACAATATCAAAAAGTTTAGAGGAAACTTCCACGGTGGATTTGATGGACTAGATATTAAGAATTCTTATCCTTTTGCAAATACAATTTTATCAGGAAAATCTGAAGTGACTTCTTATGCTTATAATTCTATTAAGAAAGCACTTTCAACTATTGAAGATCCGGAGATTACACAATTTGATTTGTTAGCTGTCCCTGGTCTTACTAATACAACTTTAACAGATGATATTTCAAACCTTGCGAAGAAAAGACAAGATTGTCTTTATATTATGGATATACCTAGTATTTATCTTCCAAAGTATGAAAATTCAGGAACTGAATCTTTTGGGACTTTGAACACAATTGTTTCAACCTTTAAGAATAGAAAAGTAGACTCTTCTTATGCTGCTACTTACTATCCTTGGGTAAGATACAATGGGTATGGCCTTGTTCCTCCATCAGTTGCTGCTATTGAAGCTATTTCTAAATCAGAAGCTCTTTCACAACCTTGGTTTGCTCCTGCTGGATTTAACAGAGGAACAATTAATGCAGCTTCAACAAGTGAACATTTAACAAAAGCTAACAGAGATGCTCTTTATGAAGCAAGAATTAATCCAATTGCAAAATTTCCTGCTTCTAACCAGATTGTTGCTTTTGGACAAAAAACACTTCAAAGAAGACCTTCGGCTCTTGACAGAATCAACGTCAGAAGATTGTTGATTTATCTTAAAAGAGAGATTGGTGTCATTGCAGATCAGTTGTTGTTTGATCAAAATGTTGAATCAACTTGGGCTAGATTTACTTCACAAGCTTCTGCTGTTTTAGATCAAGTTCAATCTAACTTGGGTATTACAGAATATAAGTTGGTTCTTGACGAAACAACAACAACAGCTGATTTGGTCGACAGAAACATAATGTACGCAAAAATTCTTATTAAACCTGCAAGAGCAATAGAGTTTATCGTTGTTGACTTTGTTATAACAAGAAGTGGCGTTGAATTTTAAATAAAAAACTAATTAAGATTATAATATATAGGAGAATAATAATATGAGTTTTTGGACAGATGGTTCGGTTGAACCAAAAAGAAATTACAGATACCTTGTTACATTTACAGGAGTTCAAGGTGCAACTGAAAATAAAACAGTTTTGGATGAAACTAATGTTATCTGGTTTGCTAAAAATGTAACAGTTCCTTCGTTTAATGTTACTTCGGTAACTCATGATTTCTTGGATAACAAATACTACTATCCTGGTCGCGTTGAGTGGCAAACAATAAGTTTAACTCTTGTTGATCCAGTTTCTCCTGATGCTGTAGAATTTGTAAACGAAATACTAACAAATACCGGTTATAAAATCAAAGGACAAGGTGCAGCTAAAATAAGCACCGGAGCTGGCCTTGGAGCTACAACAATATCAAAATCTGGTGCTATAAAGGCTGGGTTGGGTAACTTAACTATTGATATTATTAATGAAAATGGAGAATCTTTGGAACAATGGAAGTTGCAAAATCCTTTTATTGAATCAGCAAAGTTTGGAGATCTAGATTATACAAACGATGAGTTAAGAACTGTTGAACTAACCATCAAGTATGATTGGGCAACCTGTGATGTTGGCGTTAGCAAAGGTGATCCATTCTATCAAATAAAAGACACCTAATAAAACAGGCAATTAATTTATGTTTTGGACTAATCCAACCACAATTGAACCCTTACGACAACACCGTTGGTTATTATCAAACGGTGTTGTTTGGGTTTGGGCAAAATCTGTCAAACCTCCTTCTCATACTATTGAAACACAAAAGTATCAAATTGGCAATCACAGGATTAACTATCCCGGTTTGTTGGAGTGGCAAGATGTTACTGTAACCATAGTAGATCTAACCACTCCTTTAGATGTCCAAGGAACAGAAACACCAAATTCACAAGCATTGTATGATAGCTTGAGAGACAGTGGTTATGATCCTAATGGTGTTGGAGACGGAATATCAAAACAAAGGTTAGCTGCTGGTGTAAAACACATTTTTCATGCTACTGCTGGTGCTGAGTTAAAGATTTCACAAATAGACCATACCGGAAAACAAATACAACAATGGAAACTATTTAACGCTTTAATTAAAGATGTTACTGTTGGACAACTAGATTATTCTAGTGATGAACTAATTACTATAGATTTAACTATAGCATATGACCATGCTGAGTTAACATATCAAGATGAATAACAAGAGGTGTAAATGAAAAACGATTTAATTGATGACAAAAAACAAAACAGCGATGAAACAGCAGCTTTAAATGTACTTGATTTTATAACACCAACAGAAATAGTAGACTTACCTTCAAAAGGATTAGGATATCCCAAAGATCATGCTCTTTGTGGAAAAGATTCTATTGAGATAAAGTTTATGACAGCAAAGGAAGAAGACATTCTATCCTCTGCCTCTCTGTTGAAAAAAGGAATTGCTTTGGAAAGGTTTTTAAAAGCAATAGTTAAAGATCAATCAATAGACACAGAGAAAATGCTTTCTGGTGATAGAAATGCTGTTATAATTGCGGCTAGGAGGTCTGGCTATGGTGCAGATTATGAAACAAAAGTTAACTGTCCTGCATGCGGTGAAGTAAACAAAATGACATTTGATTTATCTCAACCAAAAATTAAAGAACCATCAAGCGAAGTTGAAATAGATGATCAAGGCATAATGACAGTTATGACCCCAATGACAAAAATTGAAATAAAAATGAAGTTAATGAACGGTAAAGACGAAACTTATCTAGCAAAACAAGCCAAAATGAAGAAAGATAAAAACCTTCCAGATTCTCAAATAACAGATCAGTTCAAAAGAATGATTGTTTCTGTTGCTGGACATACTGATCGTCAAGTTATTAACATATATGTTGATAAAATGCCAACAAGAGACTCAAGATATCTTCGAAAAATATTTAAAGAAGCGTCTCCAAATGTTGAAATAAAAGAAATGTTTACTTGCAGGTCTTGCAACTTTACGCAAGAATTGGAGGTGCCTTTCGGGGCGGACTTTTTTTGGCCTGACACCTAAATATATGGAAACTGTTTATGAACAGTTCTTTTTATTAAAATATCATAGCGGTTGGTCTTTGATTGAAATGTACAACTTGCCTATTGGATTGCGTAACTGGTTTGTTCAAAGGTTAGAAAAACAATTTAAAGATGAAAAAGAAGCTATGGACAAAGCTAGAAGAAAATAACAGCTTCTAGCTTTTTGTTTTTAAAACTATTTATTTCACGAGGACTACGCTATGGTTATTGATCTAACAAAGAAAAAACTATTAACCGAATCTTGGTTAAAAATGTTTGGAGAATGGAACAAAGAGTTTCTTAAGTATGTTTATGGCAAAGATGTTAAAATGCAAGCACAACTTGGTGCTCACAACATACTTGGTAAACTAATGGAAGAGGAAGATGATGGACAAAAATTAAAGTTTGTTATTCGTGGAGAACAACAAGATGTTGAAGCTTATGCAAAAGCTATATTTGCTGAAAAAGAATATTTGGATCATTTTATTCGATACGGAAAAGATCATCCCCAATCACACAAATCAAAAGAAAAGTTAGATCATGCGGTAGATCACTTTGAACAAACAACTGGCATTACTTGGCCATTTAAAGACGAGGCATAAATGAATGGCAGACGGAAAGATATCAGTTGAAGAACTAGTCAAGCTTGTAGAAGAGAACAGTGACAACAAAAAGCTAAAAGACGCTATGAAAAAACTTGGTGTTATGAAAGGTGCTAAGTTGGATCTTGGAATCGATACAGGTGATCTTGAAAAAATGAGACAATCAACTGAATATTTGCGACTTCAGGCTGATTATTTAGCACAGATTGGAGACAGAGAGGCTCTTCGTGAACAAGTTGCTGAGAATTTAAAAAATCTACAAGAAGAATACGACAAACTCGCTCTTGTAGATGAAACTAGTCCTGTTCTTGAAGAGCTTAAAGCTTTGCAAGAAGAAGCTATAGAACAAGCAAAAGATCTTGGTTTTGCTATTGACGAGACTGGTAAAAAAATAATGGAATTATCTCCTGCTGCAAAACAAGCTGCAAAAGAAGTTACACCTGCTTTTCAAAGGTTGGCAAGAAATATGGGTATGGCTTCAAACAAACAAGAAACAATGACAGCTAGTATGATCAGAGGATTTACTATGCTAAGATCAAAAGACGGTTTAAAAGGAGTTTTTGAATCGTTTACTTCTGTATTTGGTGCTATAAGCATAGCAGAATCTATAGTCCTTAAGTTTGTTGAGTCAACCATAGCTATGGTTAAGCAGTTTGATAAAGCAAGAACCAGTTTTGCTGCTGCTACAGGAGCTGCTGATAAATATACCGGTGCTCTTTTGCAAGCCCAACAGCAAGGAAATATGCTTGGAGTAACTTTTGACAACGCGGGTAACGCTATAAAAGGAATGTTTGAAAACTTTGTTGGTTTTGTTGATATGTCAGAATCAGCCCAAGCAGCTTTAGTACAAGATGCTGCTCTTTTTGAAAGAATCGGTGTTAACGCTCAAACATCAGGAAAGATGCTTACAACTTTCACAAGAAACTTGGATATGTCAGCATCAGGTGCTATGCACATGACCAAAGCTTTATCTCAAATGGGAGATGAAATAGGTGTTTCTGCACAAAAAATGATGTCTGACTTTGAAACAGCATTTAAATCTTTAGCAGTATACGGAGATCAGTCCATAGAGGTCTTTCAAGGGCTTGCTGCGGCCGCTAAAGCTGCTGGTGTAGAGGTTGCTACCCTAACATCAATAGCGGGCAAATTTGATACATTTGCGGGCGCTGCTGAGTCTGTTGGAAAACTAAATGCTTTACTTGGATCTCAAATATCTTCAACAGAAATGTTAATGATGACAGAGGATCAAAGAATTGAAACTCTTATACAACAAGTCCAACTAAGTGGAACTAATTTTAAAGATATGAACAAGTTCCAACAAATGGCTATAGCAAACGCTGCTGGTATTCAAGACATGGCTGAGGCTCAAAGAATTTTTGGTATGTCTTTTAACGAATACGGAAAGTACAAAGACAGAATGCAAGCTCAAAGTAGCGTTCAAGAAAATTATGCTAAAGCTATAGAAGCTACTTTAGGTTTTCAAGAAAAGTTTTCTATTTTTATGAGAGAGATGGCTGTTTTTGTAGAGCCTTTATCAGAAGCATTTGGTATGCTTTTAGATGGATTTTTAGCTTTTGCTAAACTCGGTGATGGTGTTGTTCTGGCGACACTTGGAATAGTTTCAGTTTTAACTTTAGCTTATTTTGCTGTGTCAGCTCTTACTGGTGGTTATAAAACAATGATGGCAGTTAAAGAAGTAGCACAAGTTTTACAAAAGGAAGAAATCCTTCAAAAACAACTAGCAAATCAACAAGATATTGTTAAAAACACACAACTTATAGCAAACAATTCGCAAAAAGCCATACAAAACGGTTTAGACGCAACAAACAATGCACAAAAAACCGTAGAAAATGGACTTACTGCTACAGGTAATGCACAAAAAGAAATAGAAATTGGCGTAAGAACAGGAACAAACAGAATCAAACAACAAGAAATAGTAACAAATCAAGGTCTTGCAGGAACACAAACAGAAGTTGGAGTAACTTCTCGTTTTGCAGCCAAAGGTTTGGTGCAAATGGGAGCCGCTGTGGCACTTATTGGTGCTGGTATTGCGGCGGCTGCCTTTGGTCTTTCTTACTTTGTTGAAGCTTTTAATGGCTTAAGCGTGGCACAACTAGTAGCAGTGACAGTGGCTTTAGCAGGTTTTGCAGCAACAGTGTTTGGTATAGTAGGGATCATGGCTATTTTAGTCGCAACAGGTGTAGCAGAAGCAGCCGCACTAGGATTGATAGGAATAGGAGCTGGTATTGCATTAATAGGCCTAGGTGTTGGTTTAGCAGGAGCTGGTATTGGCTATATGGCTAAAGGCATTGCTGAGTTAGCTGATAAAGGAGCAATAGCTATTGGTGTTTTGGCTGGATTGGCTGCTGCAATGGCAGTACTTGCAGCTAGTACTTTATTGTCTGGTTTTGGTTTTATAGGTGGAGGTAGTTTGCTACAAAGCTTAAAAGATGATTTAGAAGAAATAGGTACTCTATTAAAGGGAGATGATATACTACAAGACGGTTTAGAAAACATGGCTCTTGTTGTAACAGGAAGATCAGCTAAAGTAACCACAGAAGGTGCAACAGAGGCAATAACTCAATTAAAAACAGCTTTCTCTGGGCTTATGGAACAAAAAGTTACAATATCACTAGATATTAAAGACAACGCCTTAGCTGATATGGTTGAAAACGTAGTTATAAATGGTATGGATTCAACCAAAAATGGTGCAATTTACAAAGCAACTGTTAAAGCAGTTGGTGGTGTAGGAGGATAATAAATGGCTTTTCCAAGTGTTAATATATCAAGTACCAGTGACTTATCAACAACAATAACTAATATACAAACAGGTCCTTTGCAGTTCAAAAGCATGATTACAGGACACAAAGTACAATTCAAAGCATTTATAGAGTCTTTATCCAACTCTTTTAAATCAACATGGAACACAGAAAACGTTTACGGAAGGATGGATCCGGTAGCAACGTTTCAGAATACCCAAAGAACTATAGCTATCTCTTGGGTTATTCCTGCTGCTAATATATCAGAAGCTCAGCATAACTTAAACGCTATTGCATCCTTAAGTTCTATGTTATATCCTGGTTACAGTTCTAATCCTGTTACTGTTGATAATAACACCTTCACAACAGCTAATTCTATTTCAAGATCTCCTTTGATAAAAATGAAGTTTGCTAACTTAATAAACGCAGCAGGTGAATCTGGTGAAGGATCAGATGGTCTATTGGGGTACGTTGATGGTTTTGATCATCAAATAGAGGTTAGTATGGGATTTTTTATTAATAACAAAAAGATGTATCCAAAAGTCATAAAATTAAGTTGCAACTTTACTGTTCTTCACCAACATGATCTTGGGTTTGATAACGACAACGATTGGATTTCTGGTAATGATAGTAGCTGGATTTATGATAATGATCAAAAACTAGAAGGACCAACACCTGAAGTTGCTGGAGACACACCAGATTCTCAAGATCAAGATACAACAAACGCTGCTAACCAAAAAAATCAAGAAAAAATACAAGAAGCAGAGAGAAAACTTGACGAATGTATTGCGCAAAATGGAAGTACATCTGAAAAATGCATAGACTTATTCCTCGAACTTGAGGCCTTAAAAAGTGAGTAACAACAATGAGTAGATATAAAAGAAGAAAAATAGTTTTTAACGATGTATACAAAGAAGAAGAGATCTTTGATAAGAGAGGTGTGGAAAAAATAGACCAGTTTACAACTCCAAAGTTTAAGAACCCTCCAGAAAAGTTGGTTGATAGTATTGATTATTTTCTGTACAACTTCAAACAAGGGGATCGTTTTTTTAAATTGGCACAAAGGTTTTTTAATGATCCAAACTTGTGGTACTTAATAGCTTTACTTAACAGAAAACCAACGGAGGCACACGTAAAGCCGGGCGAAAAATTAAAAATTCCAACAAACATCGCCCAAGCAATTGAGGTACTAGGATGAGCGAAGAATACTATAAAGAATTAGTTGCACATAATAATACAAAAAATAAGTCATCTAGCAGTAAATTAATTTTCGAGAACGATTCACAAGCTGTCTATTTAGAACTTGATCGAGGTCACACATTCTCGACTTATGATACAAAGTTTTACGTTCTTGATGGAAATGATGGTATACCTGGTGGTAATCAAGATGGTATAGATGTACCAATTGCTCCTCAATTGAGAAGAATTTTAACTTCAAGACAAGTATTTGCAGCAAGAGGTTTCAAAACATTTAATGCTTTACCACCTCTTGTGCAGTGGATAGTTATAACTTCAACTTCTTTTAAAGGTGACTTAGACGGAAGTTTAGGGGCTAAAATAGTTGAACTATACAATTCTGTTAGATTTGCTACTGGAATCGATGGAGAAAGAATAAATAATGCTGAAAAAGATATTGTTGTTTATAGAATAAAAAGATTGTTCAACATGATGAACAATCAATTTAAACTAGGTACAACTGAAGAAGTACCTTTAAGTGATGGAGCATTAGAAATCTTTGCTTTATATGACAACATACTGATTGCTTGTGGAGAAGAAGATTCTGGTAAAGCAAATGATTCTTTTAATTCTACAAAAGAAAACAGACAAAGAATAATACAAAATTCAGTACAATCCAAGGGAAATAATTTCTTACTTAAAAGATTTGGTTCAGCACTTGCTGATACTTTTAGTTTGGGCTCATTTAGAATAGCTATAAATAAAAATATAAGAGACTATATTGATTGGGGCCTTGCTTTGACTGATGTAGGCCTTGATAATGGCTCTTTTTTAGCTGATAATATTCTTTTACCGGAAACAGATGGAGACATGGTATATTATATAGATCTTGATGGTGACGAACCAGAGATTTTAGAAGTTGAAAAGAGTAAAGTAGACGCTGCTTCTGATGAACTTAAAGAAGTTTTAAAAGTTGACAAAGGGCAGAAAAAAGATCCTCAAGGTTTTGGTGGTAGATTTTTAAAATCAACTGATTTTTACCCAGTTAAATGGCAAGATATTAAAGATGCTGGAGACATATACAACAACGCACTAAGATTTAATGAATTTAAAACTGGTAAGAGTGTTCTATATGATATAAATCATAGATACACTGAACCGGCACTTTTTAATCTTGAAAGAATAAATTCAGAAGAGGGCGAAATGCTGAAGTTTGCCAATGAAAATTTACCAAACGTAACAATTTACGATAAGCCAGGAAACACACTTCCTTCAGCAGCGACAAGATCATTGGGCGGGGTATATGACCCAACAAAAAGCAAACCAAATATGTTTTGGGATTTTAACTTTTTTCAATTCAATGATTTTAGTCCTAAAAGTGAAGACTTGGTTGTAGGACATTATTTAAGATTTATGCAAGCAGTAAAAGTTGATATTGAAAAAGATAAGGATCTTGACAGTACTTTAGGTTATTATTTTTATTGGGAAGCTCAAGACGCTGCTTTGACTCTTTTACCTTTCTTAGCTAAAGCACGTCAAGAAATGATTATTTCTAATATCTTGAAACAGTTAAAAGATAAAACTGAAGATGAAATAACAAACATGGACTCTGAACAAGCTCTAGAACAGGCTGAGGCAGATGCGCAAAAAAACTTAAACGATCTTCCTACTTCTGAAGATGAAGATAAAAAACTATCTCCTGAGGATATAGAAAAAAGACAAAAACTTTATAAGCAATGTGCTTTACTTTTAAATGCTCACACTTTAAAAAATGAATATAATGCAATATTAATAGATAGAAAAGACAACGATCCTGTTCATAATAAAAATTTTTTTAATGGAAGATTTTGGATGGTTGAGGACAAGCCAAACCATAATACAGTACTAAACAAATTAGTAACTCCAACAGGCGAAGCAGCAAAACCTTTTATGGAAATCACACCAGACATAATAGCGGCTCTTCAACCTAGATTACGACTACACAAAATTTACAAAACAAAAAACAATAAAATACAAACTCATGAAATTCCTTTTGAATCATTTTATCCAAAATCAAGATCCGAGGGTTTATCAAATGGTGCGACTTTTGATAAAGGAGCAGGATATGGCATAAAAGAATTTTCTTTTTCTTTTGATGGAGAAACACCAGCCACAGCTCAAAAGTTTATAAAAGCAAAACTGTCTCTTTATTTTCAAACTTTTAATGATTTTATAAAAGAAAGAACTTTAGAACTTCAAAACGAAAAATATACTTTTCGTTATTTAGATTTATTTGTTAATACTAAATTTTGTCCCAGATCAGGTTTAAACTCCTTTTCTCCTCTTTATTATGATCCTTCGTTTTATAGGCTTAGAGTTGATGTTGGCTGGGAACCAAGATTTGATAAACAGTTTGCTGAATTATTATCAAAGAGGTATGGAGGTACTGTTGATATTGCAAAGTTTGCAGATGCTCTTAATAGTACAAATAAAACTTTTTATTTAAACCTATTAGATCACTCTATCAATATAAATGAAGATGGAACAGTAACAATAGATGCTGAATATATAGCTTATATGCAAGGAATATTACAATCTAATTCTTTTAACGCCTTAACAACAAAGTATGCCAAACAACAACAAAGAACATATGCTAGAAAATATGAAGAACTGTTAGGTAGCGAATCATGCACTCCTCGGGAATTAGATGAATTAGCTGCTACTATAAATTCTATAAATGATAAAATTACGCAATCTTTACACCAAGGAATTATAAAAAGATTAATATTGAACAAAGCTATATATAACGTAAAAATAGACGAGTCAGCTATTAATGATTTTAGAAATACAAGTTTTTTTAGCAGTATTCCAAAATTAAAAAAATCAAGCACTGTGGCTCAGAACAAAAGTCAAGCAGTTGCTAATACAAAAGATGCAGAAGAGTTAACCAACGTTATACAATCTACGTTTATACAAGATGAACAATATAGGGAAAATAGAAAAATATATTTTTTCTTTATGGCTGATCTTATTTATATAATTCTAGATTCTCTTTATAATGAGGACGGAACACAAGAAGAATCAGCAGAAAATTTAAAACTAATACTAAGCTCTTTTTCTTTTAAAAACCCTTATAAAACAGAGGATATTCACTTAAATATTGGTCAAATTCCTATTGATATAGATACTTTTCTTTCTTGGTATGAAAAAGAAATTATAAAAAAAGATATTACAAACATGCCAATCTTAACTTTTATAAAAAGGTTGTTGCACTATTTGGTTCAAGATGTTTTTTTAGAAACTTGTATAAACAGACAAGAACATAAAAGGTTAGTTTTCCAAAGTACAAGTTTTCTTGCAAATGATGATGGAGCTTTTGAGATGGGTGCAGATGAAGAAGAAACAGACATAAATATAACCAACGATCCTATGAACACTGTTGTGGATAATATTCCAGTTGCAAACCTTTCTACAATCTATGGTGATGGGTATTTACCTTTATCGACTGGTTTTCGATTTAATGGTCCTAAGCCAACTTCAGAGTTTTATAATTATCTTTTTATATATCCTCATTATAGATCAGCACAACATGTAGGTAGAGGAAATCCTTCTGAAGATGAAAGTAGAGGAGTCCAACATCTTTATATAGGGGCGGATAAGGGCTTAACAAAAAAGATTTCTTTTTCAAAATCAGATATTCAGTACATAAGAGAATCTAGAATGATGCAACAAGGATCAAATGGTCTTTTACAGTTGTCTTCTGTTTATAGGGCTTCTATCTCTATGATAGGTAACACTCTATTTTATCCTGGTATGGAGGTGTATATAAACCCATTTGGGTTTGGAGGTCTTGAGTTTGGATTACCAAATCAAGGACCGGGAACCGTTCAGGCACCTAATCTTTCTAATATTATGGGTATTGGTGGTTACTATCAAATTTTGAAAGTTAGTTCAAAAATATCTCCCGGATCTTTTACAACAGATGTAGACGCACATTTTATATACTCTGGTGATGGTCAACCAGTCAACAGAGATGGTTTAAAAAAAGTTGATTTATGTAAAGATATAAAGTCTATAGCTAAAGGTGAAGAAAGCGATGAAGATTGTCGAACTGTTATACTGGAAGCACAAAATGTTGTTTTAAACTCTGATGGAGCCAGTACTACACCAGCTACTAGTGAAGCAGTAAATGAACAGGAGCCTCAAAGTGAGTGATTACAAAGGAAAAAATAAAACTAAATCTACAAGAATTCTTGCTACTCAAAGAGTTATTTATAAAACAAAATCTTTTAGAGAAGAGTTATCAGATAAACCAAAAAATATAAAAGATTTCAATTTTGTTGAAAGGACTCAGTATGGTAGAGTAAATCAAGTGTTTGATACAGTATACCCTAACAAGACAACTCTCAAGACTATTAAGAATCCTGATAAACCTGCAAACTATTATGTTATACAAGATTTTGTTGCTGATGCTTTTGAAAGATTTGTAGCAAAAATGAAGCAAGCTGTTACTTTTGGTAACTGTCCCTCTGATCATCCTTATTTATCTGAGATAAAAGTTTATCATGCTTTTAAAGATCCATATGCTTTATACAACGAATATATGGAAAATTATTTAGATGAGTTTGTCAATTCCATAGATGAAAGATCAATCTTATCATTTGATGATTGGGTAAATTCTTTTTTATTTTTCTGTAGAAGAAACGGAGCTAAGTTTCCTACAACTTTTTCAGGATTTCAAAGAACAGATAAGTCAAACATATTTACCTCCGGATTAGCAATTTCAATATCAGATTTAAAAGCTGATGACGATACAAAAAAACAAGAATTTTTTCTGGATTATCCTGCTCTTGACTTTTATATAAACGCAGCAAAGCAGTATGGTTTTTACATAAGCCAAACAACTCCGTGGGTTCTTGTAGCAGATCTAGACTCTCCAGCTTTATCATTATACCTTCAAAAATACAACTTGTCAACAGTTAATCAAATATTTTCTGAAAATTATTTAAAGTGCTATAAAGAAGATCTAAGATTATTACGATCATTACTAGAAACTTCTTATGATGAATTTATTATAGCTAATCCTTACAATACAGAATTAGATATATCTTGTAAAAAAACTAAAATTAATATTAATAATAAAAAAATAATAAATAATAAATATAATAATAAATATTATATAAATATTATAATAGAATTATATAATATAGAACAATACAATATACTAACTCCAGCTGATATACAAAGAATAAAAGAAAAAGCAATTTTTTTTGAAAAAAAACTTGACATTTCCAAGTCAATAGATTATATTAATAGTCAGTTCAATCAACTAGTTCTAGCAAGACCTGGTGGAATGAATGATCTAATATCTAGACAACGACGGAGGAACAGTGATATTTCAAATAATTGATGATAAAAAAGAATGTAGAGGCTATTTTGCTGATGGTAAATTAAGAATAAGAGACTTACCACAGTCTCTTTCTGCTACTTGGGATTGGTCAGAGTTAATTGGAGATCGTGATATTGTTTTGGCTAAAATACTTACTAAAGGCAAATCAGTTAATGATGCTTGTCCTGATCATTTAAAAGAAAGATTAGAGGCAAGAGAACGAAAAATTAAAGCTCACTTAAAATCTTTTATTAAATCTAAAGTAAAACTTGAAGACATTTGTTTTTATGATCTTGTTCCAACAAAAGACCTTCAGCATTACTATAATTTACTTAATGAAATAACCAAATGGACAATTGACAATTATCCTAAACCTAAAAACTATCGTTTAATGCATAATGTTAATCAGATGTGTAAAGAAATTTCTAAACAAACTTTAAAAGTCAACAAAGAAAGATGGAAATGGCATGCAGAACGAGATCAGAAAGCTATGTATTTAGCAAATAGCTTTTGGGATAAACCTCTAAGGGTAGATTACAACCCTTGGGGTACGGTTACAGGACGTTTAGGGCTTAACGAAGGGTCTTTTCCTATCCTTAACCTTAAAAACTCTATAAAGGACATTGTCGTTCCAAAGTGGGACTGTTTTGTAGAGCTTGACTTTAATGGTGCCGAGTTAAGAACCCTGCTACACCTCTCCGGGCACCCACAACCGCACGAGGACATACATGATTTCAATCAAACTAGCATTTTTAACAATAATATTTCTAGAGATGATGCAAAAAAGCAGATTTTTGCATGGCTCTATAACCCGACTTCAACAGCAGTTACAACTGATCTGTATGATAAGCAAAAAGTCTTGGACAAACACTATACAGAGGGAATTGTATCTACTCCGTTTGGAAGAACAATACCTTCAGATGATTTCCACGCACTTAACTACCTTATACAATCGACCTCCTCAGATAATTTCCTTGACAGAGCATCCGCGATACACAAATACTGTAAGGGATTCAAAACTAACGTAGTATTTCTTGTTCACGATTCAATTGTCTTGGATGTTCCATTCTCGGAGAAGAATAGAATAAAAGAAATTGTTGAGATCTTTCAAAACACAAAACTTGGAAAGTTCAAAGTTAATATCAATGTCGCAAAGAACCTAGGGGAATTAAAATGAAGAAATGTCCTACATGTAAAATAAAGAAAGAATCTAAATTCTTTACAAAAGATAAAACAAAAAAAGATGGTCTTTATGCAATTTGCAAGGCTTGTCGAATGAGAAGAAGAAAAGAACGATACGAAAAAGATTATGAAACCATGAAAGAAAAAATGAAAAACATGACCGGTGGAATTTACATAATCAAAAATGAAAAAGAAAACAAGATTTATGTAGGGCAATCTATTATGATTGAACAAAGAAAAAAACAACACTTCACAGATCTTAGAGGAAAGAGGCATCCAAACAAACAATTGCAAGAAGATTTTAATAGACTCGGAGAAGATGCGTTTGATCATCAAGTTTATCAAGAAGTAGTTAAAGATGATGTCTTATTGATAAAATTAAAAGAACTTGAGACTATGTTCAAATTTAGAAACGAAGGTTGGAAACTATATAATTCGGAGGAAAAATGAAAAAATGTACAAAATGTGGAATTGAAAAAAATCTTGATGAATATCATAAAAACAAAATGGGAGCTTTTGGAAGACAAGCAGAATGTAAAGAGTGTAAAAAAAAATATTTCTTACGCAATAGAGACAAGATTAGAAAAAAACAAAAAGAATACGAGAACAATAACAAAGAAAAAATAAAATTAAAAGATCAAAAAAAGTATCTCAAAAATAAAGAATACATACTTGAACGAAATGCTAAATATCGTAAAAAAAACAAAGAAAAAATAGAAGAATATAGAAAAAACAATAGAGATTTTATAAACAAAAATCAAAGGGCAAGTTATAAAAAACAAGTAACTATACAGCCTGCCTGTATCTATTTAATAAGGTGTGTAAAAAACAATAAAGTCTATATTGGAGAAACAATTCGAGGAAAAATGAGATGGTCTAGTCATCTTACTAAGCTTAGAGGCGATTATCATCCAAACAGTAAACTACAAGAAGATTATAATAAACACGGAGAAGATTCTTTTGAATGGTTAATAATAAAAGAAACATCAAAGGATAAGAACACACTCCTGCTCGAAGAAGCAAGAGAAATTCAAAGAAGAATAAACAACGGAGAAGAACTTTATAATCTGATACTAACAGTAGAGCAACTGAAACTACTAAACGAAAATCAGGAGTTAAAATGATAACAATTGGACTTGGCAACGCTGGAAAAAACATATGCCGTAAGCTCTCAAATTTGGGCAAATACAAGACGATAGAGTTGGACGAGGGTAAAGGGTTACCTAAGTGTGAAACACACGAAGAATACGAATCTAGCGTCCCTAAACTAGGAAATAAGTTACGACTTGGAAAAGAACAAGATATTTGGTTTATTGTTTGTGGAGCTTCAAAAGTATCTGGAGCAACTCTTAGCATTTTAGAACAAATTAAAGATCGTCAGATCAAAGTAATGTATATTGTTCCTGATCCTTTCTTTCTTTCAAAAACACAAAAATTACAACATAAAGTTGTGTTTAATGTTCTTCAAGAATATGCAAGATCTGGATTGATAAATTCTGTGTGGCTTTTTGATAATAAAATTATTTCTTCAATTGTTGGAGAAGGAGCTCTTGGATCTTATTATGATAATGCAAATTCTGCTATTGCAAACTTTCTTGCAAATTATAAATGGTTTAAAAATACACAACCAATTATGGGCAACTTACACGAACCAAAAAGTATATCAAGAATCAGAACCGTGTCAATCGGAGAACTAGAAAAAAATGAAGAAAATTTATATTTTTTACTTGACAACATAACAGAATCATGTTATTATTATAGTATAAGTTCTTACAAAAAAGAAAATGATAAACATCTTTTAAATAATATAAGGACTTATCTACAAACGAAAGATAATACAACCTTTGGAATATGGGAAAACGGATCTGATCATTCGTTTTTCTATTCCATTAAGTTTACTCACTACATACAAGGAGGTTTAAATGAGTGATTTAGAATACACTATTCAAAAAAATGAGCGTGATTTGCGTTTAACTGCTTTTCATATGGCAAGAGAAATTCTCAATGAGCAGCGTCATTTTGGTGCTCAACTAGGACAAACTGTCAAAGCTCCCACCACTGAGGAGATAAAATCAGAAGCAGAAAAAATATTAACTTTTTTAAAAAAATAACTTGACAAATCTCTAATATCATGTTATAATATATATACAAAAAAACAAAACTTTATTAAGTTTGCTCTTACATCGCTGAAACAAAAAAAATAAAAAAAATTACTTGACAAAATGTTAAGAACATGTTATAATAATAACACGATGGTTGTTGAGAGATCAACCGAAATAAAAATCCTCAAACTATTAAGACATTTCATTATATAAAGGAGGATCTATGTCTAACAATACATTCACATTCAACGCTAACGTTTATACCGGAAGCTTTACAAAAAAAGATGGTACAACTCGTACAATGCGCTTCTTAAAGCAAAATGCTGTACCACAATCCCTTCAAGGTTCTGGAGTAAAACCACGTTACTTAGATACAAAACATGAAGTAGTATTTGATCTTGACCAAAATGGTTGGAGAGTTTTCAATCACAATAGAATTGTAGAATCACCAACATTTACAAGACAAGAAGTAACTATAAACGGATAGTTTTACAATAAAAATATAAAAAAATAATAAATAGGAATTACCTTCCTCCGAGTTGTTTGTCAAGATAACCAACGCATCATAAAAAACTTGACCCTCATTATCTTCCTATTACAAGGACTGTAAATGGAAGTTTTTATCTGGTTGAGATACAAAGTATCTTTGCCTTAGACAGTTAAGTCAATAATAACAACAAAGGAGTAAAATTATGGCACTAAATCTAGACGCGATGCGTAAAAAACTTGAAGCATCAAAAAATGGTAACAAAAAATCCAATGATACTAAGTGGAAACCTGAACAAGGTGATCAAACTATTAGGATTCTTCCTACAAAAGATGGTGATCCGTTCAAAGAATATCACTTTCATTATAATGTTGGAAAAAATCCTGGGATAATGTGTCCCAAAAAGAACTTTAATGAAGAATGTCCTATTTGTGACTTCGCATCAAAGTTATGGAAAGAAGGTGTTGAGAATAATGATGACGTTGCAAAACGTGAAGCTAAGAAACTTTTTGTTCGAAAGCGATATTATTCTCCCATCTTGGTTCGTGGAAGAGAATCAGAAGGTGTTAAAATCTGGGCTTATGGTAAACAAGCTTATGAAACACTTTTAGGTTATGTGTTAGATCCTGACTACGGAGATATCACTGACGTTGAGGCTGGAACTGATATTGTATTAAATTATGATGTCCCTGGCACTCCTGGTTCTTTTCCTAAGACCACTCTCAAACCACGTCGTCGTCCCTCTATTCTCTGTGATGATGATGTTGCGGACTGTGAAGCTTTACTAGACTCAATTCCTGATATCGGCTCACAGTTTGACCGCAAAACAACAGCAGATGTTCAAGCTATTTTGAACGAAGCCCTTTCCTCCGATGGCTCTGAAGGTCGAACTTCTGAGACCAGAAAGTATGGTGATCAAGATGCTGTTGATGCTGCCTTCGATAAGTTGGGAGCATAAGAGAATCGGTTGCCCTCTCCGTTATGAGGGCACTTTTTTTAATAACGAGGAATAATAATGGGAAAAGTAATACAAATGGCAACACGAAAGAAAGCAGGAAAAATTAATATAAAAGACTTGAAAAAGTCAATGAATAAGTCGATGGGTATTGAAGCAGCGTATGATCTGAGAGAAGATAATCCGACTGAAGTTAAAGATTGGATTCCAATAGGTTCTCGATGGCTTGATTCAATTATCTGTAAAGGAAAGATGGGAGGTATTCCTGTTGGTAAGATAACAGAAATCGCAGGTCAATCAGGTGTAGGTAAATCCTACCTTGCTGTACAAATTGCTGTGGAAGCACAAAAACAAGGAAAGTTTGTGGTTTATTATGATGCAGAATCAGCAATTGATCCTGTGTTTCTCACAGATGCTGGTATTGACATGAATGAGAACTTTCTATACATACAAGCAGTTTCAGTTGAAAAAGTTTTAAAATCAATTGAAGATATGATGATTCAATTTGGTGATCAACAAAACATTCTTTTTATTTGGGATTCCATAGCTGCAACATCCGCAGAGAAAGACTTAGAAGGAGATTTTGATCCTCAGTCATCAATGGCAGTTAAACCAAGAATCTTTTCAAAAGCATTTCCAAAATTAACAATTCCATTAGCAAACGGACAACACACACTTTTGTTGATCAATCAGTTGAAAACAAATATTACAACCAATATAGCTGAACAAATGACTAGACCTTTTAAGGCACCCGGTGGTATGGCTATTGAATACTTTTGTTCGCTTCGCATTTGGCTTACAAGCCGTAGAGCAAAAGCATCTTATGTGCTTGATGATACAGGAAGAAGAGTGGGCTCTGAAGTTAAAGCAAAGATAGAGAAGTCTCGTTTTGGAACACAAGGTCGCATAGCAACATTTCAAATTAGATGGGGTGATGGTGTTGGAGTCATGGATGAAGAATCTTGGCTCGAGGTTATAAAGAAGTCTTCCTATTATAAAAATGCTGGTGGCTGGTGTGTTTTAAGTTATGGTGGGAAAGAACACAAGTTCAGATCAGCTGAATGGGTAGCGAAGCTACAAGATGAAAAATTCAAAAAAATGATTATAGAGATTATGGATGAAGAACTAATACACAAGTTTGAATCATCAGGATCAAATATAGTCCCTGATGATATAGACGATTAACATAAAACTCCTGTTGTTGATGGTAGCCCCCTTGCGATTGCTTGGGGGTTTTTTATTTTTTTATACTTTTTACTTGACAAAAACAGGATAACATGTTATACTACTAGTATCTATAAAACAACGGAGGAAATTATGGATTATACTTATTTATGGTTAGCGTTTGCAGTGGTATTCATTGGGATACCTTGTATAGGTTCTTGGGCTATTCATCAGGATTGGAGATGAAAAAGCCATCCTATGTTGACTTTGATCAAAAGTCTTATCAATGGAAAGCTAACATAGATTACAGACAAAATCCACACCTTTATAAGGTTGGAAGAGGACAACAAGGTGTTTTAACCTGTGAGCCTTACAAGTCTGAGATCTGTCAACACTGGAGATTTAAAACTCCTGAGTTAGCAAAACAGTCTTCAACAAAGATACTAAAAATGTTTTATGATTACTTGAAACAGGGTGACTTTGTTGGAGCTGACATGGCAAAGAAGTTTCTTCACATGGGCTTTACAAGATCTCGAAGATATGCAAACCACAGAGACGGCAAAAAGTGGACAAAAGAGAACAACCAATGGAAAATTTTACCACAAGAATCAGATGCTATGGACTGTGATAAAGCAAAATCAGCAGAGATTTTCAAACAAGCTTGGATAGAGGCAAGAACAAACAAACAATATCTTAAAATGAAAAAGGAGTGGAAGTGAAAAAGTTATTAATAATCGATGGATTAAATATGTTTCTTAGGAACTATATTGTTAATCCAGCTCTTGCTCCTGACGGGCATCCAATAGGGGGCTGTATTGGCTTTTTAAAGAGCCTTCAAAAGGTTTGTGGTATGTTCACACCTGACGAGATTATAGTAGCGTGGGATGGGCATTCTGGGTCTTCTAAACGTAAAGAAATGAATAAAGGATACAAGGATGGTCGTAAGCCTGTCCGGTTTAACAGAAGAATGGTCGAGTTGAACGAAAAGGAACAAAAAATTAATAAAGCAGAACAATATATTAAACTCGTGGAGTATTTAAATGAAACACCAATTATACAAGCAGTTGTGGACTATGTGGAAGCCGATGATATTATCGCTTATGCTGTTAGACATAACAAGTATCGAGACTATCACAAGTACATTGTGTCAAGTGATCGAGACTTCTTTCAACTCGTTGGAGCAGATTGCACCCTCTGGAGACCAATCCAGAAGAAACTGGTGGATCTCGAAACTCTCATGGATGAACACGGTATTCATCCCAATAACTTTGCCCTTTGTCGTGCCATTGCTGGAGATAAGTCAGATAACTTGCCAGGGATACCTAGAGCTGGGCTTAAAACAATCAAAAACCGTTTTCCTTTTATGGCTGACCCACAGGTTCAAACTGTTGAGTCGCTTGCAGAGTTTTGCAGACAAGTGGATAAACCGGTTAAGCTTCATGAAAACATACTTGGAGATCTTGATTTGATAGAAAACAATTATGATGTTATGCAGTTGTATAAACCAGTAATGGGAACAGTAGCTAAACAACAAGTAGAGTTTTCGATAAATCAGTTTGAGCCTGAGTGGAATAAAATAAAGTTCCAAAAGTATTTGATGCGAGATGGACAGATTACTTTAAAGTTTGATACACTGTTTGCAAATTTTAATAAAATAATTTCTTGACATTTAGAAATTATAGGTTATACTTAATGAACATTCGGAGGAAATATGAGTAAAGGAAAAGAAACATTTGTTGCCTATGGGAAGAAATTCCAAGAGAAGGTAGCTCAATTAATGCTAGAGGATCGCCCGTTTTGTGATCAACTGGAAGAGGTTTTAGAGTTGGAGTTTTTTGACTCCACTTATCTAAGAGCTTTTGTAGAGATTATTTTAGATCATAGAGAAAAGTATGGAAGACATCCACACTTTGCAACTCTTCACACAGAAATAAAAAAAGGAAATAAAAATTATGATAGAGCTGTTAATCAGCAACTAAGAGCATTTCTTGTTAGAATACAATCAGAAGACTTACCAGATAAGCAATACATTAAAGATCAAGCTGTTGACTTCTGTAAAAAACAATGTCTTAAAAAAGCTATTCTTCAATCTGCCGATCTTGTTAAAAAAGGTAATTATGATTCCATAACTAAGATTATAAACGAAGCTTTATCAAAAGGAAACGATCAGAATTTTGGTCATGACTGGTATAAGGATCTTGATCATCGTTATATCAAAAAATCAAGAAAGCAAATCACAACTGGTTGGCCAAGGATTGATGATATAACCAAAGGTGGTATTGGATCAAAAGAATTGGCTGTTGTTATTGCTCCAACTGGTGCTGGTAAATCAATGGTCTTAGTTCATCTTGGTGCTCAAGCTCTTAAACTTGGTAAGAAAGTTGTTCATTATACTTTGGAACTTGCAGATACAGTTGTTGGGATTAGATACGACTCTTGTTTGTCTCAAATAGATTTAAGAGAAATAATGGATTCAAAAGATTTAGTAAAAGAAAAGATTCAAGACATACCTGGTAAACTAATTATCAAAGAATATCCTACTAAGTCTGCTTCGACTAAGTCTCTGAAGAACCATTTGGAAAAGTTGAGAAAGCAAAATATCATGCCCGATGTTGTGATTGTTGATTATGCTGATCTACTTCGCCCTGTGTCTCACGGAGCAGAAAAGAGACATGATTTAGAAGGTATCTATGAAGAACTTAGAGGCATGGCAACAGAGTTTGATTGTGCTTTTATTACAGCGTCCCAAACAAACCGTGGAGGTCTTAATGCTGAAGTTATCACAATGGAGTCCATATCAGAGGCTTTTAACAAATGCTTTGTTGCTGACTTTATTTTTTCATTATCGAGAACTCCGCAAGATAAGCAAGCTAATTCGGGGCGTATATTTATTGCTAAAAACAGAAATGGACCGGATGGATTGGTATTCCATGCTGCTGTTAATTGGGCAACTGTTTCAATAGAAGTGTTAAAAAGAAACAATGAAGAAGAAAACACTCTTCTTACTATGAAAGATCAAAAAGAAAGCTTAAAAAACTATCAACATCTAAATGATAAATAACAAAAAGGAGAACAAGATGGCTATAGAAAATAAAATACTATCGGACATAACTGTCCATATGAAATATGCTCGTTACCTTCCTGATGAGCAGAGAAGAGAAAACTGGGAAGAATTGGTTACTAGAAATAAGAATATGCATTTAAAAAAGTTCCCTCATTTACAACAAACAATTGAGTGGGCTTACGGGTATGTTTATGATAAAAAAATACTACCATCTATGAGAAGTATGCAGTTTGGTGGCAAACCTATTGATGTATCACCAAATCGTATATTTAATTGTGCTTATGCTCCAATTGATCATATGAAGGTCTTTGGAGAAATAATGTTTCTTCTTCTCGGAGGAACAGGGGTTGGTTATTCAGTTCAAAATCATCACGTTGAGAAACTTCCTGCGATACACAAACCATCGGGAAAAAGAACAAGACGTTATCTTATTGGTGACTCTATTGAAGGATGGTCTGATTCTGTAAATGCTTTAATGAAAGTTTATTTTACAGGTGGATCAAAACTACGATTTGATTTTTCAGATATACGCCCCAAGGGCGCAAGACTAGTTACTAGTGGAGGCAAAGCTCCTGGTCCACAACCGTTAAAAGAGTGTCTCATTAAGATACAAGGAATATTAGATGAAAAAGAAAACGGTGATCAACTCACCACACTTGAAGTTCACGATATTATCTGCCACATCGCAGACGCTGTATTGGCCGGCGGTATTCGTAGGGCTGCTCTCATTAGCTTATTTAGCGCTACTGATCAATATATGCTTGGTGCTAAGTCAGGTAGATGGTACGAGACAAACCCACAACGTGGAAGAGCAAACAACTCAGTAGTTATTATGAGACATAGGATAGACAAGGACACGTTTCTTGATTTATGGGATCGTGTTAAAGCTTCTGGTGCTGGAGAACCTGGGTTCTATTTTACAAATGATAAGGACTATGGTTGTAATCCTTGTTGCGAAATTTCTCTTAGACCATTTCAGTTCTGTAACTTAACTGAGATCAATGTTTCAGATATTGAAACACAAGAAGATTTAAATGATAGAGCTAAAGCTGCTTCGGTTATAGGAACTCTTCAAGCAGCTTACACAGATTTTCACTATCTTCGTCCTGTTTGGAAAAGAAACACAGAAAAAGATTATCTTATTGGCGTATCTATGACAGGCATAGCATCAGGTAAGGTGTTAGAACTAGATATGAAATTAGCTGCTAACAATGTTAAAATGGCTAATTCTGAAATTGCTTTAAGAATAGGTATTGGACCTGCTTCACGCTGTACAACAGTAAAACCAGCAGGAACAACATCACTTACACTAGGAACAAGCTCAGGAATTCATGCGTGGCATAATGACTATTATCTACGCAGAATCCGCGTAGGTAAAGGTGAATCAATTTATACTTATCTTCAAGTAAATCATCCTGAATTGATTGAAGACGAATATTTTAGACCACATGATACTGCTGTGATCTCCGTACCACAGAAGGCACCTGAAGGATCGATTACTCGTCATGAATCAGCTCTTGATTTATTGGAGAGAGTAAAGAAAGTCCATCTCGAATGGGTAAAGACAGGACATAGAAAAGGACAGAACACTAATAATGTTTCTGCTACTATTACTATCAAACCTGACGAGTGGCAAGAGGTTGGAGAATGGATGTGGGAGAACAAGCATAACTATAATGGTTTGTCTGTGCTTCCTTATTCAGACCACTCTTACAAGCAAGCTCCTTTTGAGGACTGTACCAAAGAAGAATATGAAGCTTTGCTACCTTCTTTGAAAGTAGTTGACTTGGACAAAGTCGTTGAAATCGACGACAACACAAACCTTACAGGCGAACTGGCGTGTGCCGGCGGTGCTTGTGAAATTAACTAAATGGAGAAAATATGAAACAAAAACTAGAACAACTAATTGAAGGGCTACAAGCCATTCTTGAGGATATAGAAAAAGTGGATGAAAAGTCCTATGGTTACAAAGCAGCTGCTGTCCGTGCCAGAAAGACTCTTCATGAAGCAAGAGGTCAGTTCCAAGAACTTCGTAAAGAAATTCAAGCAAAGAAAAACGAAAAGTAAAATCTAAATTTTGTTATTTAAAAACCCTGTGACTAATTATCATAGGGTTTTTTTATTAGGAGAAATAACATGAAGATCACAAACCAAGAATTAAAACAAATTATAAAAGAAGAATTAGATAAAGTTCTTGAAGAATATTATTCTTTACCACAATCATATGATAAAGTAAGTAATCAAGCTTTTTATGATAGAAGAGACAATGTTAGAGATGCAAAAGGTCCTCAAACTTATAAAGGACTAGAAGGTGGATCTATAGGCAGTATTGAACAAGATCCAAACATTCCACCTGAGCATAAAGAAAAATTAATCAGATTATTTAAACAAGGCCCAGAAGGTAGAAGACAAGCTTTAGAATTAATGGACGCGATGGGCTATGGTGTTGAACCAATTCTTGACACCGAAGAAGGACCTTTTGAAAAAATAAGAAATCCTTTTTCTGGAGATGATCATCCAACCACACACCATCCCGAAATGATGGGTTATGGATATAATAAGTATAAAAAAGCACCACACTATATGAGAGGTGGTGGTACTTTTACTTACGATGAGAATGACCCTAATCAATATGGAAACATAGATAAACTAATGAAACATTATGAGAAGAAAAAGTGAAACTTACAAAGAAAAAATTAGAAAAATTGATAACTGAAGAATATGTGAGAAGGATTGGTGATGAATATAAACCAACTAACTATCCTGAATACGCTGATAAACTAACTACACTAGCAAAAGATGATTATAATCAAGCCAGAGAGTTAGCAGATGCTATAGATGAACCTTTGAATATTGAACTAGATTCAGGTGATTTTATGGAATTTTTACCATTTGGAATCGAACAATTTAAACAAACCAGCCCTGTCACTGTTGCCGCAAAAAACTTGGGGACACTATTAGATCAAGGTAAAGTTGAGATTTATTTTAGTACACACCATTCTAAATGGATAGTGGCTTATTATAAACAAAGACCCGATGGTCGTTATAGATACGTTGGAAGACATTCAAAAGACTATCCTAAATATGAATTTGAAAAAGCAGTCCAACATTACAATGCCCTTGCAGATAACAAATATATTCATAAATCTACTTGACAAACAATAGATAATGTGTTATACTATATATATGCTGTTCGACTTATGGTGTTGAATAGAACTTGTGGCAACTTCTTCTTTGCGCGACAAGTTTAATTTTATTGGAGGTTGAATGTTTACACACGTTTACAATAGACACGTTCTTGTTGAGCTTGTCGATGAAGAAGAAGAAAAGCAAGAGTCGCTTATTGCCTTACCACAAGATTACAAGAGACAAGAGTCACCATACTTAGTGGTTAAAGTTCTCGATAAAGCAGAGGACTGTAAAACCTTTGTAGAAGTATGTGATAAAGTTGTTATCGAACGTAGAATGCTAATTGAAATAGAAATTAAAGGTGAAAAGAACTATTTAGTTTTAGAAAATTACATCTACGGGAGATTAGAAGATGAAACTGACTAAAGAACTATTAAAAGAAATGATTCTTAAAGAAATGAAGAATCTTACACCTGCTCAAATAGAGCAAGAAGTTAGAAAACACATAATGCAAATAGGAGATCCAGATGGAGTTAAGAATATAGCTTTTGTAACAGCTCATGAACCACCTGAAGGTGGTAAAAACTTTGAATGGGATAACGATGAGATGCAATTTCATTTAAAATCAATGTTAAAAAGAAGAGGTTATAAAGAGTTCTATCCAATAATTGGAAATTATGGTGGACAACTTGAAGGATCTTTAATGGTAGTTGAAAGAGATCAATCACAGTCTGAATTTCTTGATCAAATGGTTTCAATTGGAAAACAATTTAATCAAGATGCTGTAATTGTTGGTACGAAACAAGAATCAATGCAAACAGACCCTAGTCAATCTGGGCCGGCTTACCACATGGATTTTGAAATGATAAACTTACACCCAACAAAAACAGGTGTTCCAAATATGGATTTTAGACAACAAAGTACATATGATGAGAGAGACCAAGTTCAGTATGGACCAGCTGTGCAAAGCAGAGCAACTGATTTTTCTCAAGCAGGAAACTTTAAATTTGTTATTCCTTTCTTTTCATCAGCACCAGCAGATCAAAACAAATTTAGAGCAAATGTTAGAAACGTTGGAGAATAAATGTCATACAATAAAACAATACCCCTTTACGATGATAATATCGGGTGTGTCTCTTATGTGGAGCATATGGGGAGCGATCTTACTGTGGTTAATTCAGCAAGAGTCTCCTTTGGTGTGGAGAAAACTGATTTGGACGATAGAGACAGAAAGCTTATTAATTACCTTATTAAACACAGACATACATCAACTCTCGAGCACAATGTTATTACTTTCAAGTTTGTCGTGCCTTTATTTATTCGTTCACAACATCATCGTCATAGGACTTGGTCTTATAACGAGATCAGCAGAAGATATACAGATAAAGATTTACAGTTCTATCTTCCAAACAGCTTTAGGACACAACACAAGTCAAACAGACAAGCATCAAACGCCAATGAGCTAATAAATCCAAAAGTCTATCCAAACATGTCTTCTATGAAGGCAGCAGAACTTTTAGAAGCAAAAACCTATGAGTGCTTAAACACATTTGAAACATTACTTGATGCTGGAGTTTGCAGAGAGCAAGCAAGAATGGTTCTTCCACAAAATCTATACACAGAGTACTATGGAACAGTAAACTTAAACAATCTCTTAAAATTCATAGACCTTAGGACACATGAAGGCGCGCAATGGGAAATACAGAAAGTTGCGGAAGCCTGTTTAGAGATCGCATCTGACTTATGGCCAGTGTCTGTAGAGTCTTATAGTAAAATTAGAAACTAATTATTTCATGATTCAAAGCCAACCAGTAACTAAACCTCTTTTTTCTATCGGTGATCTTGTAAAGGTAAGAGGTTTTGGTATTGTTCTGTCACCTGAAGAAGTTCAAATTGGTATAATTAGTAATGGACCATATTCATTTAAATCATTAGAATCATATCATGAATTAGTTTATTTTGAATGGTGGTGTTATGATATAATCATCGGCAGCTCACTAATTACAATGATGCCAGAAAACTTTTTATTAAGGGTAAGTGTAGATGAAAGTGAAAAAGATATTTGAATCTTATGAAAGATTTTTAGAAGAGTTAAAAGAACTACCAGGTGATGAAGTAGACTATGTCAGGATTGGTATAGCAAAAGAAATAGATGCAACACTTCAAAGACCTTCAAACGATCAAGAATTAAATAAGCTACTCAGAGCTAAAACTCCTGGCATAACAAAAAGGAACGCCAACTTATTACTGTATCTTTATAGAGGTGTTGATGAAAAAGGTAACTTACTTAAGAATGAAAATGTTAAAGCTGTTATCGATGAGCTTGATAAAAGGGCTGAAAGGTTTCTTGATTCTTTTGAAACTCAAGTTCATTTTTTAGTTTTTTTGAATGATGCTCCAATGCTTATGAATGAGTATATGCCACGCATGAGAGAAGTTAGTAAAACAGATAGTCATGAATCTAAGTTCATGTTAAAAACTGCACCTGGTCATTTTGACGCATTTCAGTTTGCCAAGAAGAAACCGTTTGCCATCTTTTCAGACACAACAGCTAACTCAGGTATGAAAGATTTTATGCACAAGCAAACACCAGAGCTTCATAATATAAACCCTCAACATCATTATTTGTTTAAGCTAGAGTTCTTGATAGAAATTGCATACGATATAGTAAAAGACAATATAGATTTTTTAGTTCCTGATAGAAATAAAATTGATATTGATATAAAGCCTCTAGTACCTCAAAGGTTTATTGCAAATTATTTGAAAGGAATAACTGTAACTACAGATGATTACAGAAAAGAGTTACGTAAAAAACCACATCCAACTTTTGATCCAATGGTAAAAGCTCAAAGATACGCAATGAATAAATTGTTTAGATACTATTATTACGGTGATTACCTAAGAGATAGCGAAGAAAAACAAATGAAACTAATCGATGACTACATGCCACAAATATTAGACTTAGATACAGAAAATGTACAAGCTGGTATGGTACCAAACAAAAGCTTATTACTGTCTTTGGTGTGGGAAAACTTTCCTAAAGAAAGTAAAGAAAAATACAAATTACCTTTTCTAAAGATTTTATATACAGTAAAAAACACAAAATGGATGGATTATTCTCTTAGAGATATTATAAATAAACCTGGTGTTTTAGATAGAGAGAGGGGCGACACCGAATTTCTTCCTTTAGGAAGCCCAGGAGAAACTGAGGATCATAGAAAAGAATATGCAGAAAATGAATTAAACGTTATGATACGTATGCTAAATAATAAAGAAAACATATCTGAACGTTGGGATGAATTCAAAATTCTTTGGTCTAAACTAGCATCTGACACAAAAGAAGAATTGACTCCAAAAATAAATGAACTCATAAAAATAATTGAAGGTGATAATGAGTGATTTTTATTTTGATGAATTAGTGCTTGGTGGATCTCTAACTGCTTTACTGTATGCTTACAAAAAAAACCTTCCAATACTTATTGACATAGCTCATGTTCCGTTTGTTCTTGAAGAGGTTCCGCATCATTGGAATTTATCTTTTTTAGGATTCAAGAGAGGTGGGGATCATAGAAAATCACAAGTATGGGATCGAGTATCTTTTTTATTAGCAATGTCTGGATTAGTTCTGTTCCCAAACAATATTCAATCTTTTAGAATGGAAGATGATCATATCAACATAATTGGTCTTGATAATAAACGTATGAAAGTGCACTACAAAAAACTAACAGAGTTCGATAGAGACACTAAAGAGCATCTGATGGTTTACGATTGGTTTGCAGTGTCATCAGGTTCCCGACACGATTGGGAAGTTATACCAAACCCAAAAGAAGATCTATGTCATTTACTATTATTTCACAGATCAACAAGACCTCGTACAAGATCGGATGTAAAAGATGTTTGCGCGGTCTCTAAGGTACCTAGAAACGAGTTAAATAATCTAGAGTGGTCAGAGACCTATACACGAATTAAAACGCTTCAAATGATGAAAGAGATAGGAATAAAAGGACGTGCGAATGGTTACAATAGAAAAGGAAATACACTTCATTATGCTATAGCAATTGAGCATATGTATCGTGAAGTTTTTGAACAAGTAACTAACACAATAAATATTGAAGAGATCTTATCTTGGGAAGATAAGAAAGGAACAAACTTATGGAATTTGACACAAAAAATGTTAATGGCTCATCTTACCACCTCGCCGGAATAGTTCCGTGCGGAGGCCAACCTCTTGATTTTGGAATGGAGTGGCCTGATTTTATGATGCCGATAGCTCCTAATTATACAATGATTGAGGCGGCAATAATGGAATGTGCATGGGCTGGATGTGAAACGATATGGGTTTGCCTTTATGAAGATACCGCACCCTTAGTAAGACATCGTATTGGTGACTTTGTTCAAGACCCTGTATGGGCTTGGAGAGGAATGGATCCACAACCAACAGCGAAGCAAAGAAGGATACCAATTTTTTATGTACCAGTTCACCCAAAAAACAGATTCAGAAGAGATTGTCTGGCATGGTCAGTTATTGAGGGAGCCCTGTCGGCATTTAAAGTGTCAGCAACAGTATCAAAGTGGATCTATCCAAATAAATATTGGGTTTCCTTTCCTTATGGGTATTTTAATCCAGAGTTGTTGAGAGAACACCGCCAAAAAATTTCCTCTCCAAAAAATTTCTACGTTACACACAAAGGCAAAACACCGGAACAAGGTATACACACCTCATTTTCGTTTGGTAAAGATGAGTTTGTAAGATTTCGAAGACAAATACGGAAAGGAACAGGAGCATTTACAAACGAGATTAATGAAAAAGGAATTCCAACAAAGAAGTTACCACTTGAAAAAAGATATTCAGCTCGTTGGTTTAACCTAGAGGACGTTTTTATAGATTTGGATAACACAACTGATAATTCTATGGAAGTAGATCAATTTTTCGATCTTTCTAGTTGGGAAAATTATAGAAACTATTTATCATCAGAACTTTCGTCAACAACAACAAGGCCTCCAGACTGGTTAATAAAATATAAAGAATTTGGATCAATTTCACTTGACAGAACAGATTAGGTGTGTTATAATGAATACAGAAATAAAAAGAAAAAGGTATAAGAAACATATTATGGAACTAAAGTTTTTAAGATCAGAATTGGCATATCAAGAAGAAGTTTTAGCTACGGCACATTATGACTTTGAAGCATGGCATAAGCAATGGTGTAAGGATAACAATATAGATTTGACAGAACTAAACAAAAAACATAAAACTCAAGTTTCAAAAATTTTATCGCAGCCAAATTTTTCAGATTTGAAAAATGATGAGCAAGGTTTAGTGCCTTTAAGTGTAGAAAAAAAAGAAGAAAAAAAGAAGTTTCATAATCTTTTTAAACAAGTTGCAAAAGCCACTCATCCAGACAAGAATGAAGGTACTACACTAGATTTTAAAGCAGCTTCAGCAGCTTATGAGTCAAGTGATTGGGCTATGTTGTTACAAGTTGCAGAACAGTATGATATATTACCTGAAGATTTATCAGAAATCATTCCAGTGATGAAAGAAGAGGCAAAAAGACTAAGATCAATGATCAAACACAACAAAACAATGTATTCTTGGAAATTTCAAGAATGTGAAACACAAGAGTGTAAAGAAAAGTTAGTAAAAGACTTTTTAAAACAATTATTTAATTTGGAGTTATAATGTTATTATTATTGTTATTATGGGCATGCGATTCGGACGTGTCAATTATAAAAAGAATAGAAGAGGAAGAAACAGGACAAGCGCTTGGTATAGGTGAACCTGGTGAGCCTGCGGCTATTGTTGGACAACCTGCTTCTGAGGTCGGATCACAGCCATCAAGTGAAGTTGGATCTGAACCAGCATATGAGCAGCAACGAACCGGAGTTACAGGTCTATCGACCATGTATCTTAGACAGATCGCTTGCCCTGCTTGTATGGGTGAGACACAAGAGCTAACTGTAGAGTATGAACTACAAGTTCACCAACCTATATCTGATTCATGGAACTCATGGATGCTACCTGATGGAACTTGCACACAGTATTTGTATCAAGGTGTACCATCTACACAACCAATCCAAGTTGGTCAATCTGTACAAGTTATGAACCAAAGTCATCAATTTGATGCTTATCAAAGCGGAGCAGGAACTTATACATCACAAAACATATGGGAGTCTCACTTACAACGTAATGCAAACTATATGGTGCAAACAAGTGAGGGTTCGTTTAACTTTACAACTGTCGAGGGCTTTGACTATATAGAACCATACACAATGCTTTGGGTTGATCCGTCTTATGCTTTCGAAGCTGCCGTTCGTAGATCTGGCTTTACTGTAACATGGGCACCAGCTCGTCAAACCAGTAGAATGATGATAACTCTTGGTGTTTACTCTAGTGATGGTGCTTATTTATTAGGACAAGTCTCTTGTTTTGGAGCAGATAATGGATCTATGTTTATACCTGCTCAATATCTTAATTATCCTACATGGTCGTTGGTTGCAATTCATATAGAAAGGTTTGAAACTGATGTCGTTGAGACCAGTATTAATAACTCTTATATGGAAACTTTACAAATTTGGGAAGTTGTGGGCACTGGACACATCGAGTAACTATTTATTATCCAGACTAGGGAGGAAATATGTCATGGAAAAATCTAAAATTGCGGATTATGCGTGGAAAGGCTTTACTATATGTTTATCTATCATTATTGTGCCTTGTTTTGTATGGATATGGGATTCAGAAATGAGACTTGGAGCCTTAGAGTATAAAATGGATGATGCTAATAAAAATCTTGAAAAGATTATTGCACACATGGATAGTCAAAATGGAACAGATGCGATAGATCGCCAAGTTCAATTTAAACTAATGGAAGAGAGACTTGAACAACTTGAGAAAAATCAAGAAAGATTAGAAGAAGAAGTTCTTCATTATGCCAAAAAATTTGTTGAAAAAGGAGACAGAAGATGAAAAATTGTAATTGTTGTAAAGATTGTTGCTCATGTGAATGTTGTGACTAGTGATAGATGTCCATTTTGTAACTGTGATCCGTGTGATTGCGATTGGGGGTTAAATGAATTGTTTAAAAAAGGGAACGTTATTGCTAGTAAATCCTTGGTTAAAGGATCACTTAGCGGTAGTTATTACCCCACCATCGAAGATCTCAGACTACCAACTTTTGACAGTATTTATAATACGTTGGGGACAGGTGGAGCAAGTGCACATAAGCAACGTTATAAGAGTGTTATCATAGATAAATCAATATATAAAGTTGGAGATTTGGTCAATTGGCACCCTTTTTGGGGAATAGCTGATTGGAATAAGCCTTGGATTATTAAAGAGGTTTATTCGCACGATCCTTTAGACTGTGCGTTTTATGATTATGAAATTACCGATGGACTATCAGTCCATAAGGTAACTTTTAGTGAAATAAAAAAATTGGGGGATAAATGAAAAAGTACAAAAATGATTGGGTGTGGAACGAAAAGATGTGCCACCATCTTGATAAAAGTTATGAATTAGAGTGTATAAGCTTATATAGGAACTGTTACGACTATTCACCAGAACACTTTTATGATGATATTATGGTGTTTGTGACCAAAGCATTTATTGACAGAAATAGACAGTTGGGCATGGATAACAGAAGATGCATCGTTCAAGTTAAAATGAAATTCGGTTTTCTAACTATTTACTATGATGGGGGAAACGACCCTTATCTTGATGAAATAATCAACACTGCTACCAAAATGGCTCAACAAGTCAAAAAGAAAATTGACGAGCAATATGGTAGAGGAGGGTGGAGACATCGAAAAATACTTTACTCAAATAAGAATTGATGAATTACCAAAAGGAAGAAAACCAAAATTTCAAATTGGTAATTTAGTAAGAATTGTCTTTCGATCAGATGATGGACCAGCTTCATATCAAATAAAAGACAATCTTGGACTTGTTTGTGAAGTTCTCTACTATGAATGTACTAACTACGATTGGCAACAAATGGATGAAAGAGATCCTTTTTATATTATAGAATACAAACTGTTACCACCAGGTAGAGATAAAGAGTATCGATATGTTTCCGAACAAAATTTAAGGAAGGTCGAAGATGTTTAGTTTACTGCTATCTCTTGCATTTGCAGGTACTACTGTTTATGCTCCAATGGAAACACAACTGGAGACAACTGTGGTTCATTATTTTATTGATAAAGACTTTCATGCTAGAAAAAAAGATATGCTTGTTATTAACTGGGCTGACTGTGAGAATATGGGGCACCGAGAGTGTGCTATGATGAAAGAGTTTTGGTATTTAGATACAGTTGTGTTTGAAGGTGAGGAATCATACCAAATCAATATTTTTCTTTATGACGAAAAATCAAGAATTGTATCTCAGTCGATTATACACAAAAGATATAAGATTGAAAAGATCCCTCAAAAAACCACAGTTAAAGGAACTAAGGTTGAGCGAGGTACAATCGCACCATTCAAGACAGAAATAGAAAAACCTCCAATTTTAATAAAAAAGAAGCCTGAAATTACAGCAAGAGAAATAGAACAAGCTGTTATTAAACTACTTATTAACATTAAGGAGTATGAAGAATGAAACTAACAAAACAAAAACTAGAACAATTAATAGCGGAAGAATATGTAAGAAGGGTTGCCGATGATGGAAAGCCAACTAACTATCCTGAATACGCAGATAAGCTTACTGCTTTGGCAAAATCAGACCCTTTACAAGCTAGAGAACTAGCTGATGCTTTGGGTGAGCCTTTAGATATTGAATTTGACAAAATCAGCAGCCATGTGCCAATTCCACGTTCTGATAGTGAAAAGAATGACTTCGATCTTCATATTGATTTTCTTATGGAAGATCACGTTTCATCGTTAGCAGAAGAACCAGACATGCAAGAAGCGTATGAATTCGCACAAAGAAAAGGGCTTGATCCTCAAGAAACATACAATTCATTAATGAGAAATTATAAAAGAATAATGTTACGACATGTAAACCAACCAAAAACCGAACATGATCGAAATAAAGAATTAGAAGATCTTTATGGTCTTGATCTCCGCCCAGATTGGATGAAAAAAAGCAAACCAAAAAGATAAACAAAAATACTTGACAAATCTTTCGAAGTGTGTTATACTATATGTATCAATAAATAACGGAGGATTTATGACCAATTACAACTTGGGTTATGCTTGTATTAACAAAGGTTTCTCGGAGAGGCCAAAGAAACAACGCATAACTACAAACCGAAGCATGATCAAACGAACATTCAAAGAAAAAGGTTTGCCTTACGCTTCCGAACTTGCACTTCTTAACTCAAAAGATTTGCTTACAATCATGAAGTGGAACAAAGAAAACAACATTCACTTCTACAGAATGTCCTCAGACCTTATACCTTGGGCTTCTGAATATGAACTAAACAAACTACCAGACTATGATGCGATTGCTGAAGCACTGTATGAAGTTGGTTTGTATGCTGCGGAGAACAATATCCGTATCACAACTCACCCTGGTCCGTTTAACAAATTGACCAGTCCAAAAGAATCTGTAATACTAAATACTATTAGGGACTTGGAGATTCATGGTGAGATCTTTGACTTAATGTGTTTGCCTAGAACACCTTATGCCAAAATTAACATCCACGTAGGAGCTGCTTATGATGATAAACCTATGGCCCTTGATAACTTTTGCAAGAATTTTCAAAGACTCTCAGAAGCTGTCAAGACAAGATTAACAGTCGAAAACGATGATAAACCATCGTTATACACCACAGAGGAATTATACAATGATATCTATAAACGTATTAATATCCCTGTGGTGTTTGACTACCATCATCACGATCTGCACTCTGGAGGACTCTCCGAGAAAGAAGCATTGGACATGGCTCTTGCTACTTGGCCTGTGGATGTGCGTCCTGTGGTGCACTACTCTGAATCAAGATCTGATGAATATGGTGATCCTAAGATAAAACCACAAGCACATTCAGACTCTTATGTAAGACCTGTGAACACTTATGGGTTACCAATGGATATTATGCTTGAAGCAAAACACAAAGAGCTCGCACTCTTTAAAATGCGTGAACTAATGGAGGACAATAATGTTTGATAAATTTTTTAAAAAAGTTTTTAAATCAAGAAAACTTTATTCTGAAGAAGAGGCTGAAGAAATGCAAAAGCAAATTCAAAGGCTTCAAGAGGATAACAAGCTTCGTGAAGCCCAAGTGGTTAAATTAGGAAGACTTTTGCATGATGATCCTGTACACAAAGATAGGTATGCAAAAAGAATTAATATTCACAGTAGAATAATAAACGATAACAAAAAAATAATTCAAGAACTTGAAATGAAACTATTAGACAGTTAGGAGGATAAATGTCAACAGAAAAAAAACGTAAAGAAGGTACTGGGCACGGTGTTGATCTACAAGACCGTCAAAAAGTAGAGCCACCAAAGAAGTACAAAGTTATCTTACACAACGATGACTATACACCAATGGACTTTGTTATCATAGTTCTAATGGATGCTTTTAACTTTAGCTTTCAAAAAGCATCAGCAATTATGATGCAGGTGCATGAACAAGGTAAAGGCATAGCAGGAGCTTATTCTAAAGAAATTGCTCTAATGAAAGTAAAAAAGTGTAATCAAATAGCCCGTCATGAAGGGCATCCTTTGATGGTCACTATGGAACAAGAATAAAAAAAATAATTTTTTTTATAAAAAATACTTGACAAGTGTTCAAAAATATGTTATATTATATATGGTTTGAAAAAGAACCGTCCGGGGTTTGATTTACCCCTTCACCGTACGCAAAAGTACAAGGGAGGTTTTATGCCTTTAACAAATCAAAACACACAAATTTTTCAATTATCCCCTACGGGTTTTAAATCAGAACCAATTGAGAATTACGCATATGATCAAGATTTACTTGATGAGTTTAAAGTAACCATAGTTGGTACTTTTATGGTAAGCTACTCTGATATCGACATGGATACAAGATCTGGACAAATCAGAGCTAAAGACATTGACCCAGCTCATGTTGATAGGATGAAAATGTCCATTCAGCATAGCGGTATTACAGACTGGATAATAGGTTCTATTGATCCTAAAACAAAAAAGATCAACTTGTTATCTGGACACCATAGGGTTACGGCTCTTTTAGATCTGCATTTAGATACAGAATCGCCTATATTCCCAGTTATGTTGGTTAAGCATCATTCTAAACTGTCTAAAAGACAATGGATGCGAAAGGAAAACTTACACACAGATGTTGCTAGACCATCTTCTAAAGATGATGCTGTGCTTTTCATCAAAGAGATGAAAGACGAGTTTAATCTTTTTAAAAATTTAGACGAAGAACAAACAAAAAAGAAAGTATATGATTTATTAAACGAATACTTTCCTTTTGTTAAATCTAGTGCAAAGAAGTATGTTTACGAGCATGGTGTACTTGGTAAACCTGTAAGCTCAGTTAAAACTATTACAAAGCAAGATCAAATCAAATTGCAAAATTCTGAATGGGGCAATGTATATGGTGCTAGTAAAACTATTGGTAACATTAGCTATATTACATCAGAGTATAATCCTTCTAGAAAAGGTATTATGATGCAGTGCTTGGAAAGATCAATCGCACATGAAAATGATCCTAATACTTCAGCTATGGAAATTAAGTTAATAACATGGTTTACTCCAAAGGCTTCTAATCCTACAGTAGAGCGTAAAAAAGCTTTGGAATCATACAAAAGAATGAATTTGTATGTACTTAATGAAGATATGGGATTCATAGGTGAAGTTATCTTTCCTGAACAAGATAAAACTAAAAATCTGAATAACATTCACACCTACACATGGGATCCTGTGAAAAAAGATTTTGTGTAAAAGCAAAAAAAAATCCCTTGACAAACTGTCAAGGGTATGTTATATTCATATTGTTCGATATAGAACAATAATAATTAATCGTGCGCAATAGCACAAAGGAGTTAAACATGAAAGTAACATTAAGAGAACATTTAGATGTTCTAGATCAAAACAGTAAAGCAAGTAATGAGAACTATAGATCTCTTGCTAGAAGACTTAAACAAAAGTTTGTTGATTGTGGTTATCCTAGATCATCACAAAACTTAGGCTTAATTCTTGAGTACATGCACATGATCTTTGAAACACAAGGTTATAGGTGTACACATTGGCTTGAAGTAAAAGGTGACGAACTAAATGGTGTCTGGAACCGACCAGGAAAAGATTATAATTCTTGGAAAACACCATTAGTTAAGTATGAAATTGATCATGTTCACCCTAGAAACGCTGGTGGAACTGATAGGCTTGATAATTTTCAATTTTTATCAGCAAACGCAAATCAGTTTACGAAGTGCTCTTTAACTTATGATGACTTATTTAAAAGATTAGATCTTTCTGATAAGTTAAAAGTAAGAATCGCCAAAGTGCTTTCAAAAAGAGAACAACTGTTTAGATCAGAAAAATGGGAAAACTTTATTTTAAAGCTACAAAAATTTGAAGACAAAAAATAAATCAAAAAAACCTTACCTTAAGCCCTTGACAAACAAGGGCTTTTGTGTTATAATACATAAACAACAACGGAGGATATATGAATTCAATAACATTGGGAATTCAAACATCAAATCAATATGATGGGTGGATTAACAAAGATGGTGAAAGCTTAAACTTTCCCACAGAAGATTTAAAACAAATTGGTATTTCTGAGATTAATATTTCAAAAATAACTGAACTGATCTCAAATGAAACCAGAGAGAAACATGGGTGTTTCACATTTACTATTAAAGGAAACGGTGGGCATAAAATGTCCAAAGCAGAAATAGCATATGCTAAAAAAATTCTTAAAGAAATTATTAGGTGCAATGAAAGTATAACTAGAGCTATTAGTAAAATAAAGTTTATTAATTTACATGCACATAGTGGTGTAGGTTCACCCTTTGACGGTTTTGGCTATCCACAGGAACACATGGATTTTGCATACAACAATGGTTGTGAAGGGCTTGCCTTGACTGATCATGGTAACATGAATGGCTTTGCTTATCAAGTTCTTCACGCAAAGAAGATGAAGAAACAAGGTAAAAACTTCAAGCCTATCTTTGGTGTTGAGGCTTATTTTATTCCATCAGTTTCTGAATGGAAAATTAAACTTGAAGAACACAAAAAAGATAAAAAGAAAGCTAAGTCTATCGACGCTGATAGATCTGGTACTAATATTGAAGCAGATGGAGAGTCCAAAGGTCTTTCCAAGTCTGATATAAATAGAACAAGACATTTGGTTCTTATTGCTATGAATCAAACAGGTCTTAACAATATATTTAAAATGGTTTCTGAGTCATATCATGGAGACTATTATTATCGTAAACCTAGAGTAGACTTTGAACTATTACGCAAGTATCATGAGGGTGTCATAGCTCTTTCTGCTTGTCTTGGTGGTGTTTATGCTGGTTGTTACTGGCAAAACCGTGAAGAAGGATCAGAAGCTGTTCTCAAGTGTATGAGAGAGATGACTGAAGAAATGCTTTTCACGTTTGGTGATCGTTGGTATCCTGAAGTTCAATGGAACGCTGTTCCTGAACAACATGAGCTAAACCAATATATCATACAGATTGCCAAAGAATACAATATGAAAATAGTCTCCACTGGTGACTCTCACTATCCAACACCTGATGCTTGGAAAGACAGAGAACTTTACAAACGTCTTGGCTGGATTGGTAAGGGTAAACCAGAGTGGCTCGATATGAATCTTCCAACCTCAGTTCAAGAGATGGAATACGAATTGTATCCAAAGAACGGACAACAGATGTGGGAGTCTTACAAACAATATTCTGAAGAATGTGAGCAAGAATATGATGACGATCTTATTCGTCAGTCAATCGAAGAGTCTTACCACATTGCTATGGAACGTTGTGAGGACTTTTTGCCTGACACAACGGTAAGACTCCCCGACTTTGTTGTTCCTGCTGGATACAATGAAGACGAGTATCTTGAAAGACTTGCTAGTAAGGGTTTGTTCTCTATTCTTCAAGAAAGAGGTCTAACGCAAAAGCAAGGAAGAGCATCGTCACCTATTTATTTATATGAGAAACGTTTGAAGCATGAGTTACAAGTAATTGCAGATCGTGGTTTTTCAAAATACTTTCTCACTATGAAAGCAATCACGGATAAAACAAATGAAGTACAATTATCGGGACCTGGTCGTGGGTCTGCGGCTGGTTCTCTTGTTGCTTATTGTTTGGGCATTACTCAAGTTGATCCAATTAAATACGGCCTTTTATTCTCGCGTTTCCTCAGATCAGATGCGACTGATTATCCTGACATTGATTATGATGTATCCGATCCTATGGTTCTTAAGGACATTATGATTGAGGAGTGGGGTAACTCAACTGTTGTGCCTATCTCAAACTGGAACACACTACAGCTCCGTTCTCTTATCAAAGACATATCAAAGTTCTATGAGATCCCTTTTATGGAAGTTAATGCTGTTACTGGTAAGATGATGCACGAAGCCACACCGTTGGCGAAGAAGAAGCACGGTATCAAAGCAGGTGTTTACACTCCTACGTTTGATGAGGTTATTGAGTTCTCTGAATCCCTTCAGAAGTTCTTCAAGAAATATCCTCATGTCAAAGAACACGTTCAGGCTCTTCATGGGTCTTATCGTTCGTGTTCTAGGCATGCTGGCGGCGTTGTAGTTGGTGAAGACTTAGACAAGTATATGCCTCTGATATCATCCAAAGGTGTCCGACAAACTCCTTGGTCTGAAGGACAAAACGTTCGCCAGTTAGAGCCAATGGGTTTCATTAAGTTTGATATTCTTGGACTCTCTACTCTTCGTATGATTGAAGATTGTATCACCAAGATACTTCGTAGACATCATGGTATTGAAAGCCCAACATTTGCTGATATCAAAGAGTTTTACGATAATCATATCCATCCAGACCAGATAGATCTTAATGATCAAAATGTATATGAAAATGTATTTCACAACGGACAGTGGGTTGGAGTATTTCAGTTTACTGAGGAAGGCGTACAGAAGCTCGCAGAGAGAACTAAGCCTACATCTATTGTAGATCTCTCTGCTATCACTTCTATTTATCGTCCTGGTCCTTTATCGGCAGGTGTTGACAAAGCCTATATAAAAGCAGTACAAGATCCAGACGAGGTTGATTATTTAAATGAAACTGTAAGAGGTATCACTGAAGAAACTTACGGCTTTCTTATTTTCCAAGAACAGATTGCTAGATTGGCTCATGAACTTGGTGATGATATAACAATGGACGAAGCAAACCTTCTCCGTAAAATCTTAACAAAGAAAGGAACAGGTAAAGGTCATGAGGTTAAAGACGCGATTCACGAAAAATTCATCAGAGGCTGTGTACAAAAGAATATTAACAAACACGCTGCCCAAGACTTGTGGCAGACCTTTGAGTACTTTTCCGGTTATGGGTTTAATAAGTCTCACGCTGTATCCTACTCTATTATTTCTTATCAATGTGCTTGGTTGTGTACCTACTACAAAGCCGAGTGGGTTGCATCATTCTTGGACAAAGAACCTGAGTCTCGTAAGGAGAAGGCGATCAACCTTGCTAAACAGCATGGCTACAAAATCAAGCCTTTGAACATTAATTACTCTGAATCTACTTGGAAGATTGAAGGTGAAGATACCTTGATTGCTCCGCTTACAGGAATCAAAGGTTTTGGTGATGCTGCTTTTGAACAAGTAATACAACACAGACCTTTTGACACTATCGATGAGTTATTGTTTCACGATGATGTAAAGTATTCTAAGTTAAACAAAAAAGCTCTTGATGTTCTTTGCAGAGCAGGTGCTTTAAATGATTTGATCGATGAACGCTTTACAGGTGATAAACACTTTTGGTCAGCAGCGATTGTGGAACGTCCAAAGAATCGTAAAAGGTTTGAGGATAATATAGAACTGTATAGACCTGAAGGATCATTTACAGAAGATGAGAAGATTGGTTTCTTAGCAAATCTAACAGGTATCTTCCCTGTGTCTATGGTTATGTCTGATCATATAATGAATAAGTTAGATCAAAAAGGTGTTCCACCTATATCTGAATATGATCCCGACTTGATGTTTTGTTGGGGGATTGTTCGAGAAGTAACAAAGAAGAAGTCAAAGAATGGTAAATATTTTTATACTGTCAAGCTGATTGATTCTAACTCTGTAGAAACAAAGATTAGATGTTGGGGTGTTGACCCTAATAAAGATACATTGGTTATCAACAGACCTTATATGTTGAAACCAAAGCATTCATTAGACTGGGGCTTCTCAACCTATGGAGCACTAAACAATACTTGGGCAATCTTAATATAGGAGGATAAATGATTGATTTACATGTACATCTCGACGGTTCAATAAGACATAAAACTCTTGAAGAATTGTATGAGGGAGATCTTCCCGATGTTAAGTTTTATACAAATATGGGAATACAAAAGGCTCTTGCTTCGTTTAGGACTACCCTATCTGTTATGCAAGAGTTAGACAGAATTACAAGGATAACCACAGAACTGTGCATAGATTTATCCGAACTTGGAACAAAGAGAGCAGAGATAAGATTTGCACCTCAGTTACATTGTAATGGAGACATAGGGTCTGTTATTGATGCTGCAGTTGCTGGTCTTAAGCCAAGGTTTAATCTGATCCTTTGCGGTTTATATGGTGAACCACCTGAAATGTTAGATGAGTTGGTTAAAGCCGCTAGAAAGCGTCCTAGAGTCGTTGGAATTGATCTGGCTGGTTCGCCATTGGAAGAGCACAAATGGAGCCTTATGGACTATTCTCGTCCCTTTACGGAGGCTATGAGAGTTGGTCTTGGCAGAACAGTTCATGCTGGAGAAGGAAGACCGTCCGAGGAGATCAAAATGGCTATTGAAAACCTTCATGCTCAAAGAATTGGACACGGCTTATCTGTTCTTGGAGATCCTGAGTTGGTTGACTTGGTGAGAGAAAAAAAGATACACATAGAAGCTTGCCCAACCTCAAACGTCCACACAGGTTGTATTGAAAAATTTGAGTACCATCCAATGATGGATTGGTTTAAAAAAGAAATTCGTTTTTCTTTGTGTTGTGATAACGTTTTATTATCTCAAACATGGGGAAGAAAAGAATATTTCAAAGCAAGATTAATGTGTAATATGACGTTTGAACAACAAAACCAAACACAAATTTGGGCAAAAGAAGCACTTTTTTCTTGACATTTTTTTAAATGTGGTTATATTATATATGTGTCGCCTTATGGGACACAACAAAAAGTCAACTTGCTTATAAAAGGAGAAAACAAAATGACTAATATTACACTAAGAGCCCCTGCGGTATTGGGCAGAACCGCATTTGATCAACTGTTTGAACAGTTCTTTCAAGACCCCCGACCTTTGGTCAAGCGAACAACGGACGGTTATCCGTTGACTGATGTTTATCGTGATGAAAACGACAACCAAGTAATTGAAATGGCTTTGGCTGGATTTTCGAAGAAGGATCTAGAAATCAAAGTAAAAGATAATACTATTACTATTGGACACCAATCATCAGCATCAGGTAATAGTGGTCGTCGTATTGCACGAAGATCTTTTACTAAGACCTTTGTGGATTACAACAACACACTTGACCTTGCCAAATCCAAAGCAAATTTTGAGAACGGTCTTCTTGTAATTACAATCCCACAACTTGAGGATAAAAAAGCATTGTCAATCGAAATTAAATAAAATAAATTATTTATTTTTTTAATCATGTCCCTTGACAAATGTCTTGGGACATGTTATATTATAAATACATTTCAACAAAGGAGGATTATATGTGGAATGATGTAAAAGATAAAATCGTTATGGTTGCCGAATGGGATGATGACGATGTAGATAAGGATGAAGCTGGTCACATGATTGACTTTATTAAATCTATCAAAGAACTAAATGATGCAATGCAACCTTATAAAGATCAATTAAAAGATCTTAAAGCTAATTATAAAGAACAAGAATGGCTTGATGCAAAACAACAAAAAATGGCAATGAAGATCTATCGTATGATTGACGATGAGGTGGATTTAGCTGAATTTGTTGATCTATATCAAACAGTTAACAAAATAATCAAAAAGGAGGAGTAATGAAAATAAAAGTGATGAAGCTAGATGCTGGTGCAAAAATACCTAAATATGCAAAACCTGGTGATGCTGGTATGGATCTTTATGCTGTAACTGAATCATTTGATGATCATGGCAACTATGTTTATGGAACAGGTTTAGCTATGGAGATACCTGAAGGTTACGTGGGTTTAATATTCCCACGTTCTTCTATCTCAAAAACAGCACATTCTCTTAGAAATGCTGTTGGGGTCATTGACTCTGGCTATCGTGGAGAACTAATATTTAAATTTGATATTAACACTTTAAACTCACCAGTGTACAAAGTTGGAGACAGGATAGGTCAAATAATAATCCTACCTTATCCTCAAATAGAATTTGAAGAAGCTTGGGAACTTTCAAAAACTGAAAGAGGAACAGGTGGATATGGTTCAACTGGTACTAATTAATATATGTCTGAACATAAAAAGAAGAAAATTCAATTTACTGATACCGACATAAGACATGCGCAACTTAAAATTAGGCTTGAGAGAGAAAATATCACTCAAGCCGACTTTTTTAGAGCATGTGTTTCTGGTATGTCTGATGGTGATCACGATCTTATGAAATTTATTCGTCGATACAAAGAAGAAAAAAACATTGGTCGAAAGCGTGACATTAAAGTTACTCAACAAGAGGATGAACAAGCAAACGATTTAATGGCAAAATTTGGAATAAAAGATGATGAATTGGAAAGTATTTTTGATTTAATAGCAGAAGAACACCCAGAATTGTGATTTTTATGTTTTTATGATCTATTTATAGAGAAAATAATTTAACAAAAGGAGATTTTAAGTTATGCGCAAAAAATTATTATCTGAAGCCCAAGTTCGTCGTTTCCAGAGCTTGGCTAGTATTAAACCACTAAACGAAATGGATTCTTCATACAAAAAACACGATGATAAAGATAAAATGGAGGAAATGGCTTACAAAAAAGATGATCTAGAAGAAAATCTTTACGAAGAGGAAGCACTTTACGAAGAAGAAGAGATGGGTGATGAAGACATGGGAGATGAAGACATGGATGAAGCTGATGTCGAGATGGACGAAGAACTAGTTCAAAAGTTCATGGATGCTGTTGACACAATGAAAGAAGTTGCTGATGTTCTTGGTGGAGTAGCCGGTGGAGACATGGATCTAGGTGATGATATGGACATGGGTGACGACAAACCTGCTGATGATATGGACATGGGTGGTGATGAAGAACCAATGGAACTTGATGCTGGTGGTGAAGAACCTGCTGGTGAAGAAGACGAAGAAGAAATGCTTCAAGAAGCTCTTCGTGGGATCTCTTATGTTCCATCTAAAAAAGAGGTTGTTAAGGTTGTTGCTAAAAGGGTTGCAAAGCGTTTGCAAGAAGCAAAACGTGCTCAAGCTAAATTAAACAAAGCTCTTGGAAAAAAACATTAATTATGAAATTAACCAACAAACAATTACAGCAAATAATTAAAGAAGAGTTGGCAAGTGTCATGAGAGAAATGGAAGCTCCATCAGGACAAAGTAGAATGGATTATGTTGGAGACATGAAAGCGTTAGAACAAGATCTACAAGCCGCTATCTACGACAATAACCTCTCACAAGATGTAGCGGATACTATCCTAGGTGCATTTAGCTTTCGAGAAGTGACACGACAAACAATAGCGAACCAAATCAAAATAGCTATGATAGACGATCCAGAAAATGCCGAGATTTATCAAGGTATGATCATAGACAATGACCTTCCAGAACCACAATAAAAATTATTTACTTGACAAATTTTACAAATGTGTTATACTATAAGGACAAGCTAATCACTTGTCCTTTATTTTTAAAGAATTCATTTACAACAAAGGAGGCAAAATGAAATTCACAAAGAAAAAAACCAAAACTATTATAGATGAGGGTAACAAAGAAAAAGAAGGCGAAGATCTTCCAACCCAAGAAGACGTAGAAGCAGCAAAAGATATGCTCGCAGCTATGATGGGTCCTCCACCTGAAGAGGAAATGCCTTCAACATTTATGATGTACGGTGATGTAAATGAGGAACGTGCTGCTGATATCGTTTCTGCCCTGTTGTTACTTGGAGACAAGAAAAGGGTTAAAAAGGCACAAGACAAGTTGCCTGAAGGTGAAGAGCTTGATGATATCACTTTTTATCTGTCAACTTATGGTGGATCTGCTGATGACATGATGGCAATTTATGACATGATGCGTTTAACAAAAGAAAATAGAGATATTGAAACCATTGGTATGGGCAAGATTATGTCTGCTGGAACTTTGATTCTTGCTGCTGGGACAAGAGGTAAGCGAAAGATTATGAAGAACTGTCGTGTTATGATTCATGCTGTTTCTGCTGGATCAATGGGCACTATACACAACCTTGTAAATGAGATGGAAGAAATTCAAAACATTCAAGATGCTTATATAGCTGCTTTATGTGCTGAAACACTACTTACTAAGAGACAGTTGAAAAAGATGTTGGATCAAAAAGTAAATGTGTATCTTACCGCCGAGGAAGCTGTCGAATATGGATTAGCAGACGAGGTTATTTAAATGGACGCAGAATTTTACAACGAATCATCATCGTTGAAATTAGGATGGACACCCGACTGGTTCGGGTGTTCTGAATTTGATGAGGAACTTACCGAAGCGATACGCAAGTATCAAAAATCAATAGGACTTAAAGCCGATGGACTTTGTGGACCTGGAACCTATCGAAGGATCTGGACCGACAGAGAGTCGGCTCTTCCTTTTTTACAGGATGAGGTGCCTGAACATAAGAACACCAGCATTATATATAATAATGATTACTATGATATTGATTGGCCGAAGGTAGTTCTTCCTTTTATGAAAGGTGGTATGAAACTAACAAAAGGCTACAAGAAAATTGTGGAGAAAAGAACACCAACCAATTTCGTATGTCATTGGGATGTATGTCTGAGTTCAAAGTCATGTTTTAAAGTACTTCAGAACAGAGGATTGTCAGTTCATTTTCTCATAGATAACGATGGAACCATTTATCAGATTCTTGATATGAACCATATAGCTTACCATGCAGGCGGATCAAAGTGGAACGCTAACTCCATTGGTGTTGAGATTGCCAACGCTTATTACCCTAAACACCAGAAATGGTATATTAAGAACGGTTTTGGAGAGAGACCTATATGGAAAGAGAAGAAGGTTCACGGAAGATATCTAGAACCATTCTTAGGCTTCTATGACGTACAACTACAAGCTCTCAAAGCTTTAATGAAAGCTGTGAATAAAGCAACAGATATTCCCCTAGAAACACCAAACTCCTCAACAACATCAGCTCCAGCGGTTAGAGGAACTTATAAGGGTTTTATCTCGCACTTCCATTTGAAAAAAAACAAGATAGATTGTGCCGGATTAGACCTTAAACAACTAATTATTGACATAAATGAAGGAGATTATTAATGAAACTAACAAATAACAAACTTGAGCAATTGATTATGGAGGTTTTGTCTGAGGCAACAGTAAAGCCTGAAAATATTAACAATATTACTATGTACAAAAAGTCAAATGGAGAACCGATCTTTTTCGAAAAAAATAGCAAAGGTCAATGGGAGGATGACGGTGATCCTCCAAAAGTTGTAGATATGGCCAAAGAATTTAATAGTGGTAAATATGATACAGACCCGGGAAATATATCTTTTACAGAAAGTTCAAACAGCGAAGAGCTTAATGGCGATTCGAACCCTAATTTAATGAGTATTTTTCAATCTGGACCACCACCAGTAAACAATCCACCACCAGTAAACAATCCACCACCAGCAAATAAACCACCAGGATCTGTGCCCAATTGGTCAACTTATAAAAAATATGATAACTACACTGATGGTGGTAATAAAGGGATAAAATATTCTGTAATTGACTGGCTAAATGCTCTGAAGGATAACAATCAACTAAATTTACACTGGATTGTTTATCAATCCATGTTAGACACGGCTAACGTTGACAAAAGAACAATAGACTGGTTATACGGAACATTAAAAATTAATAACATAAAAGATCAATGGAAACAGGTTCTATTAGATGCTGGGGTAACAAATTATCCGTCGGACCAAGCTGCTCGAAAACAAACCGCTACACAAATACTAGATTATCTAAAAACAAATAAAGGAACTAATTTAGAAGCTGGAGAATTTGCAACAAAACAAGGAATTGATCCATATGAAGATCTATTAAAAATAGTTAAAGGTATTGATAGTTCTTTAGAAAAAGAACTCATAACATTACTTGGTAATAATTTAAATTCACTAAAAAAGATGTCTGAATCAGTATTAAAAGAGAATCAAAACATTCTTGAACCAGAGGACTTTAGAGTATATTATAAAAAAGCTGTAGATACAAATGACAATACAGTAACCAAAGCAGACTCTGATAAAGTTGATTCCGCACTGAAAACGTTTTACATGAATGTAAAGAACTCAACAACTTTGGACTCAACAAAAAAATCTCAAATCTTAAATAAAATTTCGAAAGTTATAGAGTATGAAAAAACAGCCTCAGGAAAAGTAAGAGCGACAAAGGGTGTTACTTCTGGTTATCAACTCGGTTCCAGAGCGGCAACCGAAACAGGAAAAACAGATTTTCAAATTCTAAAAGCGTTCGAAAAAGCATTTCCCGGTCCAGAGTTTCGTGATCGTTTAAGTCAATTCACCACTTATACAACAGAAATAAGCAATTTTTTACAAGACCCAACATCCGGAATTAGTGGAGATGCAAGACAGAAGTTTTCTAAATTTATAACATTAGATCTAATGCAACAAATTCTTTATGATTTTGAAGCTTCAAGTGCTGGTTGGGTATTTGAGTCTTTTTTAGCTTTTATGGCATTTGGAAATGCTATTGGTGCATCTTACGGAGCAGGAGATTTTACAATAGGTAATGATGTTCAAGGTAGTGCAAAGTTGCTACAAGGCAAGACCTCTTCCCAAAGTGTAGCAGATTGGCCAAAGGCAAGCGATATAAATAGCATAGGATCTGACAATATTATAAGATATGTTTTTGGTGTAAAGACTTCTTTTAAAGACGGCGAAATGGCACCCACAACACAAAAAGACAGAGCAGGAAGAGTGGATGTGTATATTTTTGACCTTGCGCATGTAGAAGTCAATGGAAAAGCAAAAGTATTACACAGAGCACCTGAGTCTGGGACATGGGATGAAAATGATTTCTTTAAAGTAAAAACAGATGGCAACACCACAAGAGTATCTTTTAGTGTTAGTGGCTACAAGCCGATAGGTTCTATGAATTTATTATTCCTTCAAGAAAGAGAATTTGAAGATTATTCGGCATTAATAGTTAATAATATTAGCGAAGACCTAGAAAAGGCAATGCAACAGATATCAAATATAAAAGCAAATTTGGATGATTATTTGCAAACAGACAATGCAGACGACAGAACCTATGCTTCATCAGAAGCAATGAGAAATTATGCTCTTCTCGGTACTTCACTAGAGGGAGATGGAACTAAGACTGGCGTGTTCAACGCTTTGGAAGAATCCAAATTACAAACCCTAGATCAACTCATTGCTGAAACAATGAGAGAAATTAAAAGAAAAAGAAAAAAATAACTTGACAAATAATACAAAAGCGGTTATAATATAGATATAAGTTTAAACATGGAGGCCAAATGAAAAAAACTTATTCAAACGGTAGTGCTTTGTCCGAAGCTCTATTAAAAGGAATTGATACGTTAGCAGATAATGTCGCTAGCACACTCGGACCAAAAGGAAGGAATGTAATTCTTTACCACAAAGAAGAAGACATGCCTGTCGTAACAAAAGATGGAGTTACCATTGCAAAGTTTATTGAGCTAGATGATCCACTTGAGCACGTTGGAGCTACAATCGTTAAGCAAGCAGCCGAACAATCTGCTAATCAAGCAGGAGACGGAACCACAACCACGACTGTTCTTGCAAGAGAGATGATCAGAGGTGCTCAACGATACATAGCCACAGGTGTTTCTCCTACAGAATTGAAGCGAGGTATGGATCAAGCCTGTGAACAAATTGTTGATACCTTGAAAGAACAAGCAAGACAGATTCGTTCTCAAGAAGATATCAAAGACATCGCAACTATTTCAGCCAATAACGATTCATCAATAGGAACGCTTATAGCAACAGCAGTTGATTCCGCAGGCAAGGATGGCTCTGTGTTGATTGAAGAAGCGAAGAGCCTTAAGACCACCTTGGACTTGATAGAAGGCTTTAGATTTGATTCTGGCTACCTTGCTTCGGCTTTTATAACTAATGAAAGAAGTGGAACAGTAGAATACGATAATCCTCTCATCTTGGTCACGGATGAGAAAATAGAACACGTTGAGCAGATATTGCCAACACTCGAACTTGCAGCAAGGGAGTCCCGACCCTTACTTATTGTGGCCTCCGAGGTCGAAGGACAAGCCCTTGCTGCTCTCATTATGAACACAGTCAGAGGAACCTTAAAGATTGCTGCTGTTAAAGCTCCAAGATATGGAGAGGAAAGAAGAAACATTCTTCGTGATCTTTGTACATCCATAGGTGCTACGTTTGTAACAAGAGAAGATGCTAAGCAAATCAAAGAAATAGAACTAGGTTGGTTTGGCCAAGCTAAGTCTATATCAGTTTCAAAGTTGTGGACAACCATAGTTGGAGGTAAAGGAGATTATGAAGCCATTGATAAACAAATTGATGTTCTCAAAGTTGAGATTCAAAACACAGAAAACCTCAAGGAATGTGAACGTATTCAAGAGAGAATTACACGTCTCGCTTCTGGTGTGGCTGTTATTCGTGTCGGTGCGTCTACCGAAATCGAAATGATAGAGAAGAAACATCGCATTGAAGATGCTCTTGAAGCTGTAAGATCAGCACAACAGATGGGTGTTATTGCTGGTGGTGGTTCTGCCCTAGCTAAGATAGCAGACCAAGTTCAGGTCATGGATGTAACATCAGAGCAGAAGCTTGGGTTCAAGATTGTTATTGATGCTTGTACAGCACCCCTAAAGCAAATGGCTTTAAATGCCGGAGAGTCTCCTGATCTTATAATCCAAAAAGTTCAAGGATCAACCAAGACTCAAGGTTATAATTTTATGACAAATCAAATAGAAGACTTTTTCGAGACAGGGATCATTGATCCTGTTAAAGTTACAATCTCTGCAATTCAAAACTCAGTTTCTGTTGCTTCAACACTAATTACAACAAACCACGCTGTGGTTAAAATGTAAAGGAACAACACATGACTGATGAACAAATGCAAAACCTGTTAACTTCTATAGTTGAAATGAAGAACAACTTAGAACGCATGGCAGAGAAACAAGAAGAGATGCACGATGATGTAAAAAAAATCAACGAAGCTATTTATAATCCCGACCAAGGGATTTATGCAAGACTTAGAGCAATCGAAAACTGGAAAGATTCAATATCTAAAGTTATTTGGACAATCGGTACAGGATTTATTGCTCTGGTTTTAAACACACTATATCAAAACTTAGGAGGATAAATGAGAGTTAAAATTGCATACACTGTAGAATTAGAAGAAGTAGAGTCAGAAGTGTCCGAAATTATGTCTAGAGCAGCTTTGGATTTAGACTTTGCCTACCAAGAAGTAGTAAGGATTCAAATGGATCTAGATACTAATGTTGGAGATCTAAAAGGTAAAGATGAACAAATCAATATCATAAGAAGAAAAATGGCTAAAGCCGATCAGATTCTATTAGACTGTCAATTAATCCTTGAGGGTTTAGAGTTAGCAAAACAACAAATTGAGGAGCAACAAAATGAAATTCAGGATGGGTGATCTTGTTCATGTGCCAACAGGATCTTATAGAATATTATATACAAGAGAGGATGATGATGGACAAATGCACATTCCATTTTCTTTTTCTATAACACAAGAACCAAAGGTAGGGGTGTTTAAAAGTTATTTTGGTTCAAGCGAATGTGTAATACTTTTCAATGATGGAGAGTACTGCTTAGACACCCGTTGGGTATTTAAAAAACAAGGAGTAAAAAATGATAGAACTTATTACGATCTTTCATGCGAATCAAACTTGGTATCTTAACAAAGTTATAGTTAATCCAAGTCATATTGTTACGATAACAGAAGCTACTGATCATATTAAAATGCTAAGAGAAGGGAAGATTAATTTATCTTTAAACGAAGGAGTAATTTTTTCTAAAGTTAAAATGAATCCTGTGACTGGATATGATGAGTTTATTGTCGTAGGATCACCTTCTATGATAATGGAAAAAGCAAATAAGAACACAAAACAGTTACTAAAGGGGTAGTTATGTATAATATTTATGGTCTAAAATGGTGTATATTTTGCTTAAGAGCAATAAACTTTATGCAAGAGAAAGGTTTAGAATTTCATTATTATCCAATGGATAATCAAGAACAAATCTTAAATTCTGTTAAAGAAGAATATAAACACAAAACTGTACCAATAATAACTGAAAATGTCAATGGTAGTGAGGTCTTAGTAGGAGGGTATGATGACTTTGTCAAGCACATCAGACAGCAGGAAAATAAAGAAAGCAATTAATTTGATACTAAAAGAGCTGGAGTTCCACCTTTGTTGTGAGATCGTTAAAACAAAAGATCATAAACAATCCTTTGTTGTTTTAAACTGGGTTATAGATGAAGAAGATTTTTATATAGCTCACGTTATGTATAGAAAGAAAAAGAAAAACTGGGACACACTTTTAGATCTTCTTCCTGTTTTAGGAATAACGTGGGAACACTATGATTTATTTGGAAATGGACAGACAAGACCAAGTGATCATATGTCGAGAATGCAAGCAACACTTTATCATTGGCAGATAGGTATTGATTATCTAAAGAGAGAAGGAATAGAATTAAATACAGCAGAATGTTTTAAACACATGCTACAAGAAACTACAAAATGGAGTACAAAATGAAAGTAGAAAAACCGTGGGGACACGAAATACGTTGGGCAATAACCGAGAAGTATCTTGGTAAGATCCTGCACATAGATGCTGGGCATCAACTATCCCTTCAGTATCATGAAGTAAAAGATGAATCAATCTATGTTCTTGAAGGAACTCTGTTAGTAAAAGATAAAGAAAGAGTAACAATCCTTGAAGAAGGAGAGTCTATGAGAATACAACCCGGAACAATTCACAGATTCTGTGCTCCGCACACTACCCATGTTAAATTGATAGAAGTATCTACACCTGAGATCGATGATGTAGTACGTTTAGAGGACGACTACGGTAGATAATTTGACAGCATGAAGAGATAAAGCCACATTGTATCCTACTTACTAATAGAGGGAGAGGGATATATGTGGCTTTTTTTATTGTTAAGTTGTCGGTTATTCTACTATGGTGATGACGAAGTTTCACAAGTAGAAGTTACAAAAGTTGTTAATGGATGGAATGTGGGTCTAAATAGATCCTACTACTCTTCATTAAAAGTAATGGTCATGACTGAAGATGGTCCTATTGGACACGGATCAGGTAATTTGTTTCATTATTATGGTGAGTTTTTTGTAATCACAGCTGCTCATGTTGTAAGTGAAAATCTAGACTATCTTTTACAAGAAAAAAATGGAAACGTAGTTTCATGCAGAGTCATATACAGAGATATTGGAAACGATATAGCCATAATAAAACCTTATGGCAAGTTTGTAAAAACAATTTCTTCCCCATACCTTGTAAACATGCAGAAAGATTTAATCGCACAAGAGTTGTACTACGCCGGTAACCCTGGGGAATTGAATCATGTAGCTATACGTGGGTGGGTAGCCGAATCAGGACATGAAAGAATAATAATGCAATCTTTTGCTTGGCCGGGGTCTAGCGGATCTGTGGTCTTTGATGCAGCTGGAAGGGTTATTGGAGTTGTAAATGCAATACCGCTTGTTCCTAATTTTTATGAGGGGACTATGATGCCAATGTCACAGATAGTTATGGTTCAAAGATTAGAGGTACTCCCAAGAAAAACAATTAGAGAGGCTCTCTTAAATGAAAAAAGACGCGTTGAAGATTGGAACTCTGATTAAAGACCATGATAGGATTGGAATCATAACAAAGGTCATTGAAGTTGGTCAACTTAATGCCAAAGTCCCAATTATCTCTTGGAGGGCAAATTATGAAATTACTTATACTGATGGTACTACCCTACTACTGTCGTGCAAAGCTTTAGATGCAATGATCGTTAATGGAGTAGTGGAAGTCTACTACCCTACTCCTTCTATTACTACACCTCCTACCCTTGTACATGAGGAGAAAGAAGATAAATGAATATACCAAAAACAGAAATTAACAAGCAAATGACTAAAGAACAAGCCATACTATATTATTTATTTGTTGATGATCAGTTAACTTGTGCATGGTGGGATTACTTAGAAGAATGGGAGGAACATAGGCAACTATCCCCAGAAAACAACAGTGGTTTTCAAAAGGTACAATTAGAGACTATAAAAGCTGTTGAATACTGGGAAGATATTTTGGATCAATTAAAAAAAATAATTTCATATGAAGATATCGAAGATTATATCAAAGCACACCCAGAGATAAAAAAGTCTTATTTATTTGTTAGATAATACTTGACAAACAAAATAAAATGTGTTATGATATATAAATGGAGGATCAAGATGACAGAAGAAATAGATAATATTTTAGATTACCTTAAAAAAGCAGGACTAAATACAATTGACACCAACTCACCTGCTTGGAAGGTTTTACATAGTTCAAAACAAACACAAAGACTTGACAAGTTAATAGAGGATCCGAATTCGATAGAACTTAAAGATAAAAAACAGGGTCTGAATTCGATAGGACTAGAAAACGGACAAAAAATGACCGTTGGAAAATTAGTGACACACAGGACAGTTCCACAACTTGGTCTTGGACTTGTTGTCGCTGAGAGCAAGAAACACAAAGGTTATTGGATAGTCCAATGGTGTGACAAACGGTTCTCTGACGTTGGTGAACTAGGTATTGATCGAGATTATTTGGTAATTGTTTGAAAACGGACATTTTTTGACCTTGTTAGAAATGGTTTGCGTGTTATAATATAAGAGAACAAGCGAGGTGAATATGATCATGTCTAAATACAAAGTCGGTGACTTAGTGTTACTTGAAATGACAGATGGTGAAACTAGATTGTATGTTGTCATAAGCGAATTATTAGGCTGTACAATAAAAGTAAAAAACATAGCAACAGGAAGAATTGATCGTATGCCACCACGTTGGTTTACAAAGTTATAAAAACGGACATTTTCTGTCCTTGATTTATTTTTGGTCTGTGTTATATTATAAATGAACAAGCGAGGTGAATATGAAAGTAGGCGATTTAGTATGGTCATTATCTGGAAATCACAGAGGTGAGATACAAAAACGATTGGCAATAATTGTCGCCTTAGATTATGACGATTACAATCCGTATTTTATACAGTTGGTTGTCTGTGGTAGACAAGGTAAAACATCAAGAAAATACCTTGAACCAATAGACTAAAATTAAAACGGACATTTTTTGACCTTTACAGATTAACATAACCTGTTATATTATAAATGTCAAGATTTTTTTTCTTTTTTTTGGAGGTATTATGAAAATAGGAACATTAGTGCAAGTAATAAATGTATATCATCCTAGCAAAAAAGGTGCTATGGGTATTATAGTAGACAGAGGTGTTCACCATGATGGTGAATGGAAGTATGAAATTTTATTCCCTAGTGGACACAAAAGTTGGTGGACAAAACATCGTTTGGAGGTGCTATGCAAGTAGGAGATTTAGTGAGATTTGATTGTGAGGAAATGTGGATTGGTGTTGTTATGAAAGTAGACTATGACTTCGAGTATGGAATGATGTATCGTGTTGCTTTTACTGATGGTAGTATGGAATGGTGCATAGAAGATGATTTGGAGGTAGTATGCGAGTAGGTGATTTAGTGTGGGCGAGGTGGGCTGATAATTGTATGGGTGTTGTAATTGATGTTATCTTTGATGAAATAGACATAGAGTATTCTTATCGTATAAAGTGGGTTTTTCAACAACCATACGAGTCGAGAGAATACATAGAAGATCTTATAACAATGAGGGAAAAATGTTCAAAGTAGGCGATTTAGTAACTTGGCGTGGTCATTCAGCACCTATATGGGTAGTGATGTCACAGATAGATCATAACTCTTATAAAGTTGCCCTTTGTGGGGATTTGTGGGTTATAAGATACTGGCACGAAGATAATATGGAGATAATATGCTAAAAACAGGAGACTTAGTGCGTTTGTACGGATACAGAGAAAAAGTAGAGATAGGTATGATAATGCGTTATAACCTACGATACAACTCATACACTATCTACTGGATCACTACAGGGGAGATATATGCGAAGTGCATATATGATGTGACAAAAATATGAGAATAGGATCATTAGTAACAAACGGGTTGGGTGGAATAGGTGTCATAGTAGACGAACGATGGAGAGCATACAAAGTTCATTGGACTACAGGTGCGTGTAACTGGCACGATGAAATATATCTTATTTTGGAGGTAGAATGAAAGTAGGTTCGTTAGTAAGGGAAAAGTATCCAAACGGATACGATATTGGCTTTGGGGTCGTTGTAGCTAACTTCGGTAAAACTGTCCATGTTCGATGGACAAACATGATCTCTATAACAGTTGAACATAGAACACATTTGGAGGTGTTATGCGAGTAGGTAGTTTAGTAAAGATAAGTCAATCAAACATTGGAGACAAAGGGAAGTTCGCTATTGTTGTGAAAATGTATCCAAATGATGCAGTATTACACGTCGTAGATACTGGGGAAGTATGGAGATATGCTCTTTATAACTTGGAGGTATTATGCGAGTAGGCGACTTGGTGAGGATAAAAAGGGCTTGGAGAAGTATGTACAAGGACTACGAGGATACTGTAGGGCTAGTGGTGTATGCCGATAGTGGCTATGGGGGAGAAAGACCTGTGGGATTTCGTAGGATTAGGATACTTCATGGTGATATGAATGGGCAAATCTATTCCGTATTTGCCGAAGAAGTATTGGAAGTGGTCAAAAATTGACCGTTTGGCATTTGACAGGATTGCTTGGAACAGTTATATTATAAATATCAAACAAACGGAGGTAATATGTATAATGTGGAATTAAAGATAGGTGATTTGGTGCAATACACAGATGAAATTGATTCAGTTCAATATCGAGGTATTGGCATAATAACCGAAAGACGAGATGATCATGGTGGTTGGTGGGCTTACTTCCCCAAAGTAGACGACTATGGGGCTATTGTAACCCAACCTTTTCATGGTTACATATGGGTGAAAGTATGTTCAAAGTAGGCGATCTAGTGATAGATTATTGTGGTGATATAGGGATTGTTGTAAAAGAACTAAACTGTGATTGGTGGGAAGTACACTATATTGATGGTACTGGTGAGGGTAATTTGTGGACAACAGAAATGAGGTTATTATGTTCAAAGTAGGTGACTTGGTAAGATATAAGAAAAGTGCTGTTGATGACGATACTATTGGCTTGATTGTAAAGCAAAACCCAATCTTTTATCACATGTGGTACATTAAATGGATTAACGGATCAGAGTACCAAGAGAACGGAATGTTTTTGGAGGTAGTATGCAAATAGGTGATTTAGTAAAATACAAAAAGTCATTCACAACCGACCCTTACTATATGGGCTTGGTTGTAAAACAGAACCCTAGATACAAAGACTTTTGGCTTATTCAGTGGATTGATGGATCAAAGTACCAAGAGAACGAAAAGAACTTGGAAGTGGTCAAAAATTGACCGTTTTGGATTTGACAGGATTATTCCAAACAGTTATATTATAAATATCAAACAAACGGAGGACGTTATGAAACAAAAAGTAATAGTACTACAAATCAGATTTAGTGGTGACGATAACACAATCTATGTCTGTAAGACCTTTGAAATAGCCCACAGGATTATCAAAGAGTGGTTCAAGGATAGTATTGAGGACATAAACACTTATGGTATAGGCGACCTAGAGGAAATTCTATGGGGAAATGTAGGTTACTGGGAGGTTACAGAGGAGGTAGTGATATGCGAG